AAGTCAAATTCAAAAGACACTGGTGGAATAATTACTGCATTGTTCGTATTGGCGCACCCGGAAAATATGAGTTTTTATGCTACGAGACTAATTATGTCGCTACGATAATTGAACAAAAAGAGGCGACAAAGTACAGAACTTATTGGGTGAAGTGCTACAGGAAGTCACTTGAAATTTTGCAGTGGCTCTGGCAGATACAACACGAAAACTACTCTTGGGACTTGCATCAGCATTTGAAACAGCTTATTGTTACGCCCCGCCCGATTCTTTCAGAAGTACAGCGCTATGGCAAGCTCACAGAAAAAGAAGTTACATCTGAAGTATTCAGAAAGTGGGGCGATATTATTCACAGAGCAGCAGACGAAAAAGAGATTCGCAATTTGCAGAACAGCACTGACAAACAATAAGAAGTATTCATTGCGACTGAAAAGAATTTATAGATCGCAGCAGGAGATAGAAGATTTTTCATTGCAGAAATTCGTGACAATTACACGATTCACGAATCACTATTTTCAGCTTGCGCAACGTGGCTGGGGTGGTGAATACTTTGCGTATGACAAAACATGTGCAACGGAAGGTGCATTTTATCCTTTCGTTCGCACAAGATTTAATTCTCACCAACCAGTTGATGAGGGTTGCATTTGGATTGGCGCACTTGATTGTTATCCGCTGATTTTTGTTGCAAATACGATTGCGCAATGGGTCTGTCCATATTCGCAGGGTGGATTTTTAAGAACAGAACCATTTCTTCCGTATCACGAAGCGATGCAAATTCTTCCTCGCCTAATGAACAAAAAGATCTACCCAGATCTCGACGTGCAATTAACTTATTAAGATTGTTCGTGAATTTACTTGACACGTTCCGACGCGCTGCTAACCTGTAACGGCCTCGGTCGCTGACCGTGTTCACCATTATTTCACGACAGGAGACTGTAAAGCGTGACCCACGCAAAAAGAATTTACACGAATGGATGTGTTTTACGGCAGAAGAAACTGTCCGTCACAACTGGAACGATGTGGCGTGGCATGACAAAAGAATCCTGGAGAAAATGCGTCCGGGCGAAACAAGGCTCTGGGCAATCTACGAATTAGGCAGTGCATTTCTTCCGATGTACTGCAGAACTTACGAAAACAATCATTCAGGCGCAACGCAGCATGAATTTGCAGCTGTTGAAGTTTTCATGATGCGCTTTTTCAAAGAACATGAGATCGGACAGGTGGAGGCTAATTTCAGAAAAAACACAAGATTTTATTTCATTACTAAAGGCAACTCTGAGTATGACTACATTGTTACTCCCTCTACTCTTTCTGATGTCGTGGATCTGGTTTTCTGCGGCAACGCAAATTACCTTCTGAACTAACATGAAAATCAAGTCTGAGCTTTATTTGTACGAAACAATGTTCATCCTTGAGGGAATCAATCTCAAGGCAGAGCAACTTTTCAAGCTGCTGAAAGCAGAACGCAGAAAAGCACAGGTGGCTTCATTTTTTGCGCCCTGGGCTGCTGGTGCTATTTGGTCAACACTTTCAATTAAGTGCGACATTATCATGCAGCAAATGAATATGCTTTCTGAGTTGCGTGAAAAAATCATGCTTGCTGAAGGGCAAGACGATGACATGCAACCAATCACTCTTGAGCAAATAATCGACAACTATCAGAAAACAAATTAACATTCATTCAACGTTTAGATACTTACCGTTTACTCATAGCCGCAATGAATCCTTTGAACCCGACAGCAGAAGCTTTGCTTGAGACCCTTCTTTGGTCAACGACTGACGAATTTGGGAACCCGCTCGACAGAGATTTCAGGGCGAGTGATTTTAGCGAGGAAGACGTTCAAAAGCTTTATGGTGAATTTCAAAAGTTTGTTTCAATCGTAGAAAAACAAATTTCTGAAAAAGTTGGCGATAGCTGGGACTGCATTGATGACTTTTATGATTTAATGCAGCCCACTCAAAATCAAGCAGAACACGATTACATTTTGACTCGCAACGGTCGTGGTTGCGGTTTTTATGATGGAGATTGGGCGAGAGAAGTAGCTTTCATTCTTGCAGAAGCTGCACAGGATCAGGGAGAAATTACGCCATACATTGGAGACGACGGCAAGCTTTATATTTATTGAGATTCAAAATTTAGTTGACACGCCCTGGAGCGTCGTGCGATACTAGCTATGCGCTCGGGGATCGAGCGTTCAACTTCAACTAACAGAAAATTATGACGCGCATTCTTTCTGGTGAGGATTATTACGTTCTCACTGAAACAATGTCTCGCTATGGCGGGCATTTTTGCAAAAAGCTTGCAGAAGCTATCCGCGCTGCAGATGGCAACAACAAACAGAAAATTATCGACGCTTTTCCTGAGATCGTAAAAGATTACGGTCCCAGTTCAGTTTTTGCCCGTGCATCGGGTTTTGCTCATGTCTGACATTTATGGTCGTCCGTCTGCACCTATTGAAGAACCCGAAACTATTTTTGTAGAGGAGGTTCTTCTTTGCAGCGCACACGGTGTTTTCATCCCAAAGTTTTTCACGCAAAGCATTAAGCGACCAGACTACGTTCCTGAATGGGCGTGGGAAAATTGTCTCAAGGGTCCAGGAGCTTTTGAGGATCAGGCTGATTATTGGGATTCATGGAGTGAAATTCTCGACACATTTCAATACGAAAAAACAGGCCCCGGAGGTTCTACCGAGCGTTATTTTCTTGATTACGAAGAAGGCGATTTATGCCTGATGCGTGAAATTGTTGAGCCACCCGATTACAACGACGAATGATGAAACTTATTTTTGAGTCTGACAGTTCCTGCCCTGTCTTTGATTCTTTTCGCCTAGATCTCATGCGAAAAGAAATTCAGCGAATTTACGACGACAATGAAAAAGCTGGGCAAATGGATCATGATTATCAGCTCGCCGATTGCTTAAGCGAAGTGCTTGATCTTCTTGATGGTTATCTGGATTACGATCCAACGCCACAATTTTTGTACGATGCTACGGGTGGCGAGCCCCCAGTAACTTCTGCAGAAATGCAAGCAAACGCTTTTCAACAAAAAATGGAGCTTCACAAATGATGATCGAAGACTGCAGCTTTTCTGAATCTCTCGTCGCAACTTACACGTCTTACAAAAATGGTGGGCGAGACAGGGAAAAACTTACGCCCGAACAGATTTCAACTGCATTTATTCTTGAGTCTGAATTTCTTCTGACTGCCGTGTATTACTTCACGCAATACATGGAAAGCCTCAAAGGGGGAGAATCTTTTGATTGCATTAGTTCTCCTGCTCATGTAATTGATGCGGTTGACTTTGCAGACATGGTTGACATTTCAAACGTCTTTCTCAAAAGTCGCTTGCAAGAAACAAACGTTGAAGTCGATAAACTTGAAGAACTACTAAGTAATGGCGCTGAGTAAAAAAGAAAAGCTGACGCTTCTTGCAGCGCTCAGCTTTTTTCATAACATCGGCGAAAACTATGTCGATGTAGTAAAAAACGGAACAGCAGAAGAAAACAAAGCGGCGTGGAAGGAAGCACGCAAGATCTGCAAAGAATTGCACGCTCGCATTAAGTCACAGCTCTAACTTAATTTCGATTAAGTAATCGTTGCCGGGGCGTCAAATCCTTTCCGACGCCTCGATTATTTCCCTCTCATCCCCGCCAGAATCGCCCGCAGCTGGCCTTTCCAGCCCCGCCCGAACCTTTCCCCGGCGCAGAAAACAAGCCAGCTACAGAGCCTTCTGTGCGCTAGGTATTTCTACGCATTTGCAAAGTAATTGATGAGTTCAAAATCTTTCTCTCTGCGCATGGCAGACATCATCGCCGTGCAACACAAATCAAAAACTTGTAATTACTGGAAGAATCGTTATCTTTATACAAAGTCTGGATTTAGAATTTGTGGGGCATGTTGTGTCAAGCATCGCAAAAAGTTTGCACTAGATCGGCATTGGCAGGTGCATGAGGACAAAATCAACACGTCGCAACTTTTTCTAAAATGCACTTGTTGTCAGGCAAAGATTCCTTGCATTGGCGAGCGTGAAATTTAGTTGACACGTCCGGGGGCGATGCCTTAAGATGTAGAAGCGCAGGGGAAACGCTGCGTATTTTTTACCTCTCAGAAAAATGAAGATTCAAGAAATTCAAGAGTTCAAAATCTTTAATCGCAGTCAAAAAGAATTGCGAATCATTCGTTTTCATCGCATTGATTGGGGCGCTTTTGAGAATTGTTTTCGCATGGTTGCGGAAAATCAAAAGGGCGAAATGGTAAATGCCAAGCCCTGCACAGAAGAATTTGCACAGCACATTCTTGATGATGCGCTGCAAAATCTTGACCCACAAGATGTGGAGATCACAAAGTTTCAGCCGGTTGACGTTTCTCGCCCTGAAGTCTCAAATCATTTCTGATCGTTAATTTTCAACTTAAAATCATGAAACTCACTTACGCTACTTGTCAGGAAATTCTTTCTAAGCGTGACAGCAAAAAACTCGCAAACAACACTTATCTCTGTCGCAGCGATGATGTATTTCGCGTCAAGCTGCACAATACTGACGTTGTTACTATTAACAGCGACGATACACAAACTCTCAACTCAGGCGGTTATCTCACAAAAACGACAAAAGATCGCTTGAACACTTTTTCGTATGCTTCTATTTTTCAGAAGCGCGGATTGTGGTTTATTCAGCAAGGCGATGCTGAAGTTGCATTTTTTGATGGTGTCAAACTTAATGCGTTTGGCGAGATTGTGCCGGGCGAAACGTCTGCGCCCGATGTGAAAGAATTGCTTGCTCGCAAAACGATTCTCGATCACAAAGTCAAAAAGTACATTGATGGCTTTGTTAAAGATGCAGTCGAAAATGGTTTGGGTGCCCCTGAACTTGGTGACTGTTTGTATTGTCAGATGTACGCACAAAATCCTGACAAGATTGCAGAACACGACTTTGAACACATTTTCTCGCACATCGAGGAAGGTTATTACGTGCGATCTTTTCTGCTGATGGCGATCAAAGCTCGCGGCTACAACAATGTTGGATTTATCTGGGATTATCATCGCAGCAAAATCGAACACGGTGACGGCGAATTTCTGCGCGAAGAACTTCGTGGGTTCTTCAAGAAATACAAGAGCAAGCTTCTGCAATTTATCGACTGATGAAATTTAGTTGACAGGTCGGGTGTCGATCGGTTACCATTAAAAGGTGAGGCGGGCGAGAGTTGCAACTTTCTCTCGTCTCACAATTTTCAATCTTCACAACAGAATTATGCAGACTCAAATTGATCACGCAGACGGATCTGTTACGCCCGTCTGGATTATTTACGCAGACGAATCGCAATGTCGCGAGTGGAATACTTCTGAAGGACTTGGAAATTACGCAGACGACGATTGTTATTCGCCCGGCTTTTATTGGGCGGTCTGCCATCCAGGTTGTATTCCCGACTCAGATTTTTTCGGCCCGCACAAAACTGAAGAGTTGGCGGAAAAAGACGCTGAGGAATTTCTTACTGCTCACGATTGCTACTGATAACGATGGAAATCTTTGACGGCTACAAACTTCGTCAGGCGATTGAAGCTTTTGGTTTTGACGTTAAATGTTCTGATCCTCTGAAGGATTGGTATTTAACTGTTGGTGACAATGCAATTTTTCTGAACTGGGAAGTTTCACGTGACAGTCTGATTGATCTGTATCTCGAAAAGAATCGCACACATTCGATTGATTTCTTCGTCGGAGATCTTGATCTTTCTGCGATTGATTCAGAGCTGCAAGTTTATGCGCCCTGGCTTCATTTTGAAATGATTGATCTTTGGGAGCTTGCAGAAGTTGCAAAGCGCTGCGAAAAGTGGCACGTTCGCTGCATGTTGTACGTTCAGGATTCTCCTCACGCCCCGACACTTTTTGAATAACAATCAAATCTCATGAAAAATCTAATCTCTGACAACGAAGAATTTCTCAAGAGCGTTCTTGCAATTTCTGTAGGACTTGTTCTTGGATTTACTGGCGCACATTTAATTCAGACTGCAGCAAATGATCGCGTGCAAAAAACATGCGATGACAAAATTGTTGCGATCAGAACTTTACTAACAACAGAGTCGTTTTACTGCGTTAAACAAACAGATTAAAAATTTGTTTTGCAGCTTGCTTTTCTCTGATGACTTGTTAAGATGCGTCGGCGCTCGGACTTTTATCGAGCGCTTTCGCAACTTCACTAAACAGGATCATGAAGGTCTCCGTCAAGAAATTTATTCAGTCGGACATGAGTTTCTTCTGGCTCACTCTTTCTGATGGGCGCAGAACTTATTGCCGTTCGATTTCTGGAGAATTCGACAAGCGAACAGAATCTGCAGCTCGCGGAGTTATTGATGCTATCTACAACATTCGCCCTAACAACATTAAATTTGAGATCTGAAATGTTTACAAGAAAGGATTACATGTCTGGGAAATGCAATGAAAATGAATACTATTCTCAATTCTTAAACGAGAAAGTTATTGACGTTATCAAACGTTCAGTAACTTACAAATATATTGTTCAGGCGAGAGATAAAAAAGACTTTTTTGATGTTTCGGCGCAGCAGTGGGACTTTGCTACTGGCGCAATTCTTTGTTTGCTCGGCAAGGAACCTTTTAAGGAGCGGGGCGATTATGTCACGCACAACGGTTTAATTTGTATTGCAAAAGCTGCAGCGCGTCAAATCCTTGCAGAAAGGGAGGTGAAATTTAGTTGACAGATAGCGGGGCGATGTCCTAAGATACAAAGGTGCGGGAGAGGGAGTCTTTCTTTTTCCCGCACTGCATCAAAAATCTCATCTTCAGAAAAATGACTACTTACAAAACCATTCTGTTTCGTTTTGAGGGCAAGAATAAAGTTCTCGATCGTGGGCTAACTCTTGAGCAGGCGCAAGAGATTTGCAGCGACCCGAACACTTCTTCTCGCACTTGCGAAAAAGCTGCCAACTTCAAGAAATGGGGCGATGGCCCGTGGTTTGTCGGCTACGACGAAGAATGATTCTCTCGCAAACTTCATCTTTTAGAAAAATGACTGATTTCGTTTGGACTGATTATTCACGAGGTTTTCGTGGTGGGGAATTTACTTCTGCGCCGATTGTTGTTTTTGACGAAGATGGAGAAAAAACTACTCTGATGTTTACCGTCAAAGAATACACTTCGGAAGATACAGATTATTTTGGTGTAGAGGTTGCAAAGTGGTATCTCGAAGTAGAAATTGTCGATACTAAAAAAATCGGCGACATGCAGGAATACGACACTGCACGAACTTATGGGCTCGGCGACGACTTTTCGCGAGCTGATTATGCTAAAGAGTTTGCAGATTTTGTTCTGCAATCTTACAAAACTCATCAGTCTTTGGCAGTTATGCCCGTGGCTGTTCTTGACGGTTATCAGTAATTATTTTCATCATGATTAAATTTCCAAGCAAAAGAGACTGTCAAGTGCTTTGGGTTTTTGCAGCACTTGAAAGATTGCAGAATCTAGGGATGATTGGCGGGGCAAATTACAGTCTCACGCCCGATGGAATTGATCTGTTCATCGAAATTGATGAGCATCGTGACGTACTTTTTGACAGCGAGCGTGATTTTGATCTGGCAGTGACACTTGTATGTCGCGACAAAAATCCTGATCACTCAGAAGAAGACATTGCTGGAATAATACAAGTTGTTAGAGATTTTCGCGATCGACGCGAAGATCTTGTAAAGTTTGCTCTTAATGAAATTGTCAACAAATGAATGCTCGCATGAAAAACTTGTATTCCTTCTCAAAAATGAAAACGTTCAGAATTCTTTTTGAGCGCAACGATCATTCGGGCAAAATAGGATGGACAACAATCGAAGAATGTTATGACATGGATGAAGCTGTTTCTTATTTTCAAAAGCATTTCCCCGAGCAGGAAATTATTCAAGTGCGAGAAATTGCTGAGTGAGAGCTGATTGCTCGCCTCAGGGATTCTTTCAGCGCCGCTCAGAAGCCTCTGGAAGCCCGTTGTTTTGCCCGGCAGGTATCTTTCCCGCCCGAGGCAGTTTCGACGGCTCTCAGGGGCTTTTCCGCGAGGGCTAAAAGGTGACTGCATTTAAGAAAAAATGAGATTCTTCACTGCTGCAGAAGTTCAAAGAAGATTGCGTGCAACAAAAACTTATTTGATGAAGTATAGAAATCAAAGAATTAAATTTCTGTGCTCGCACAATCTCCCCAGACTTGAACTTTTGTATTACGACGCAGAAGATGAAATGAATTTTATTTGTGCGAGTGAGTTGAAAGAAGATGCGTTTAAGAAGGTTGTACGAGAGAATCTAGATTTATTTGCTGATGAAAATAATTACAAGCACATGAGTTTATCTGATTATGTAGATTCTCATTGTGCGCAACTTCAACAGCTATTTACTTTTACGTGTTTTTATTTATGTGATACGCAAGGAAAAAATTTGTTCAAGGTGATAATTTGTCTCGGGAGTTTACATCATGCGCCGAGACTTCTTTATCGCGATGAGCTGTTAAATAGAACGTATTATGAAAAATTAGTTGCTTATGATGATTTGCAGTGAGTGCTCGTTCCTTGCAAAAACTGGTGTCGAAATTTACTTGACATGCGATCCTTGAGGGCTTACAATGTAGGAGTCGGAAGGGAAAGAAATTTCTTTTTCGATCACAACTGAATCTTTCGCTTTTCAAAAAATCATGAGCAATCAGCAGCTTTTTGGTCTTGGCGAAATTGCACTCGTCGCCACCAAGACTTTTCGTTACAAAGATCAATTTTCGTTCAGGTATTATTTCAACACTTGGAAAAAGGTTGAGCACTGCGGTGAAAATTGCGTTCTGTTTGAGCGTTTTTATGTTCATGCAGAAGCTGTTGACATTGCGTACAAAATTGCAGTGCAGCATCTTTATCGTGAGCTGAACGAAAAAGTTGACGGCGCTGAACTTATTTCTGACTCGCTTGTTTTTGTTGGTGACAAACAGTACGAGGTCTCGCTGAATGTTCAGCACGAAGAAGTAATTTTCGATGACGCAGAGGATTTCGCTTATTGCTGTGATTGATTTCTGATCATTTCTAACTTTTCACATCGCAAACAGAAAATGAACTATCGCGCCCCTTTGTTTCTCAACGACAAAAAAGAAGTTGACTACGATGTTTGGCAGCTTCTGACAGATGCGCAAAAAGCAAAACTTTGCACTTGGGCAATGATTCTTGAGGTGCAAGTCAAAGAAATGCTTGCTGATGCAAAGTTTATGGTTGAGCAAATTAACTCTGACAGCCAAGAAGTTTTCTTGTTCGGAATGTTGCCGAACTGCAAACTTTATGGGTGTGTTGCGCCCGATGGTTCTTCTCACACTTAATTTTCACTCGCATTAGAAAAATGATTGATCACGAACAACTTGCGCAAGAGTCACAACTTTTCCCGTGGCTCGATTCTGATTGCATGAGCGATAGTTTCATCGAAGAAGACTTTTTCGATGAAGCAAATCTTTTTGATGAAATGGACGAGGATTGATCTTATGTATTTTATCAATCGTCAATCTAATAACTATCACGAAACTGTTGATGAGTATGAAACAAAAGCAGAGGCGTTGAAAGTTTTGCCCGAGTATCAATTCTCTGAACACGGGCGAGCTTTTTATTATGTTAGTCAAGTTTCTCAAAACAACTGGAAAAATTGATCATGAACAAAGAAATTAAAGCTCGCTGGGTTGAAGCATTGCGTTCTGGAAATTATGAACAGGGTAGATACAACTTGCGACATCAAAATCAATTTTGTTGCTTAGGAGTTTTGTGCGATGTAGTAAAAGATGAAGTGGGTTGTAATTGGTTGCCCGCGCAAGATGATTTCAGTGGTTACAGATTTGATGAGGCCGATGAAATTTTGCCCAAGGTCGTAGCTGAATACGCGGACTTACAACTTTCGCCCAGACTCAAAACTTCTCAAGGCGTAGTTGAAATTGCAAATCTAAATGATTCGGCTGAGTATTCTTTTGAGCAACTAGCAGATTTGATTGAGGAGCAATTTTAATGATGTGATTGTTATTTTGTAAGTAACAGGAAATTAGGGACTTTCACGCCTCGCCCAACGGCGCAGAAACCTCGCTCAGCGCGAGGTTTTTTTGTGCTTGCAACTTGTTGTTGCTCGCACAAGCTTTTTTATTGCGCCCGAGCTTTTCGTGTGATACTATCTTTTCACGCACTAACTCTTTTTATGAGCGATCTTAACTTCTCTGATCAAGAAATCTTCTCTGATGATGATTCTGATTTACAAGATCTAAATGTTGAAGAATCGAATCTATTCGCGCAAGACTCTAACGCAATTTTGCATGAACATCTTAATACAAAAAGTTTTTTTATTAGACAGGGTGGTGCAATTAATGAGAGTCAAAAAGAATTTGAATTGTTCGATTTCTACGCGAAGTGCGGTGGTGGTAGATCTTACAATTATATCAGCGCAATATTTAATTTGCAAGAGTCGAGAGTAGCTCAGATTGCAAAGAAAAATAATTGGGCACAACGTGTAGCTGATTATGATCGTAATGAGTTTGCAAATAAATTACAGCTTGAGAAAGATGCAAGAGCAATTGAACATAAGCGCAAACTAGAAGAATATCGCTCTCAACAAGAATTTCTAGGGCGTGCTCTTTCTCATGATGCTGCAAAACTTGCGCAACTAGCTAATCGTACTTTAGATGAGTATCTAAATTCTGATCGCGCTTTAGATATGCGTGACATTCCTAGCATTTTGAACAGCGCTGCAAAAGTTGCTGAAGTTGCAAAAAGTTTGCAATCTAATGCTCTGGGCGTTGATCAACTACTTATTGCACTTGAAGAAGCAGATTTCGATGAGTAATAGCTTTCGGAGTCGGCAAACATTTAATGTAGACGGCTTTTATCGTCTCTCATCTTTAGTTACTAAATATCCTAAATAAGTGTTCCCGAAATCGACTGCGCCGCAATAAGTTTCAGCCATGCTGCGATAGTATTTTCTCGCCGTTGCTCTAGTGAGCGACTGCGTTCTTATGTTGAGTCTAGAGCTTTCTCACTCATGCCGAATTTTGCAGATCAGCGCGGAAAAGAAATGTTCAAAAACTTAATTGTTAAACGAAAAATACTAGGACTGACAACTTTTGACCTTGCGCTTTTTGGTTATTTGGCATTCATTTCTCGCAGCAGAGTTATTATTTCTGTCACCACAGCAGAACTTGCAGAGATAGTAGAAGAGCCCTATCAGAAAGTTTCTGCATCTATTAAAAAATTCATTCATCTAGATTTATTAAAGAAAGTGAAATATAAAAACCATTCAGGCCTAATGATTTCACCATTGATAATTAACAATGGCGGGATGAAAACAAAGACATTCAAGGTAAAATTATGGCAGGGCGAACTTAACATTCAACAACCAAAAGAAATTAAGTTTGAGCGAATTTATCCCATTCAACGCAAATCTAAAAATGATGAAAATTTGCATTCATCTTAAAATTTGCATTCATCTATAAAATTTCATTCATTCATAAATTTTGCATTCATCTATAAATTTGCATTCATCTAAAGTTTCGCATTCGCATAAATTTCACAGACGCGTAAATTTTATAAGTTGCATAAATTTTGCACTTGCGCAAATTTTGCAAGCGTGCTAAAATTTCACAGATGCTAAAATTTTACAATGTATAAAAATTATTGCAATTACAAAAGTTTTATAAATGCAAAAATTTTACAACTTACAAAAATTATAAATGCAAACTGAATCTGTAAAGTATAAATAAATTTTGCAATGTGCTAAATGTTAAACAGCAATCGTTAAATGTTAAATAGTAATCGTTGTTTTATACTTTACACTTTACTGATTCTATAATTGATGCAAACTAGCTAACAGTGTGACAGCTTGCTAACTTGCACAGCGTGGTGTGGATGGGTCCCGATCGGTGCTGTAGGATTGGCGCAAGCCGGAAGGAACCCGGCCCCCAAACAATCCGATAGGACCCACAGATGACCCGCACCAACAAAGCCGCCGCCGCTTCCCCCGCTCCCGAGAACGGCAACAACCGCCGTCCCCTGCCCACCGGCAAAGCCGGCCCGGTCCGCACCGTGAAGGCAGAGTCCGGCGCTGATCTCACTGACGACGCCATCGCCGCGCTACTGGCCAACGCGATGGTGGAGAAGGTCAAGCCGGCCCGCGCCGCCGCCAGCCCCCGCGTTACCCTGACCGCCGAGGCGGCCGCCACGTTCGCCGCGATGGGGTGGAACGCCCCCCGCGTTGACCACACCCACACGTGGAAGCACAACGCCGAGCAGACCCGCTTCAACGAGTGCAAGGGATCCCGCCCTTACACCGTCGCCGTGCAGCTCCTGCAGTCCGGCCCGCTCACCCTTGAGACCCTCGGCCGTATCTGGCTCCGCAACGGCAACGAGCCTGCCAAGCTGAACGCCATTGCCAAGCAGCTTGCCAACCGTGCCGGCTGCCCCGTGCAGCAGATCGGCGACCGTTTGCAGCTGGTGACCGCCTGACGCATCACGACCACGACCACCAGGGGCCGCACCCCGGCCCCTCAACCACACACCGACAGGACCCCATGCCTCGCATCCTCTCAGCCATCGCAGCCGCCACCCTTACCGTTACCCTCAGTGCCGGCATGATCGAAACCACCCGCACCATTGACCGCGCCCTCGCATGGCACGCCTGCCTGACCGAACAACAACGGGCCGGCCTTTATAAAGAGTCGCACGCTATCTGTAGAGGCAAACTACAAAACAACGTCTAACCGTTAAAAGTTAGAACCCCCCGAAACTTACGGGGGGTGACCACCTCGCCAGGAGGGGGGACACTACCCGTCAGCACAAATTTTTTTTGGCTATTCTGTGACCGAATACAAAATGTAACTGCATTTCTTTTTCTATATGAACCCAACACTTCAAGAAATAATAACTGTAATGACGATCTATGTAATTGTATGCTGCATTGCCGTGTATATTATGTCCAAAATACTCGATTGACTCAGTGCCCGCAAAATCTCGCAGTTCGCGCTACGCCGATCGCGCTGCACTAAATTCGCTCGGGCTGTTTCAAGACGTTTCTGCCCTACGCAAACTTGCTAAAAAGAATAATACTGCTTTTGATACAAAAGAATGTGAATTACGCATAATTAACGATCTACTCCCACACCAGTTCAACTTCGTAACAGACTTTACCCATCGCCTCGTTGCACTATGCGGCGGATTTGGTAGCGGGAAAAGCTTTGCTGCCGTAGCAAAAGCAATATTGCTCTGCTTCAAAAGTCAGGGCTTCACGCACCTATTCCTAGAACCCACAATCCCTCTCCTCCGAGACGTTGCAATCCCAGCCTGGCAAAACGTGCTTGATAAATACGGCATCCCTTATGAATTTCGTACTTCGCCCCTTCCTGTCTTTACCTTAAAACTCCCGAACGGCGACACACCTGTACTTCTACGTTCATTTGAAAACTACAATCGCCTCATCGGCGTTAATGCTGCAAGTATGACTGTTGACGAAATTGATACAGTTTCGACGCAAACTGCTGAAGCAGCAATTATCAAATTACAAGGGCGCGTTCGTGTGGGCAACTGCCCTCAACTTTGTTTTGCATCTACGCCCGAGGGACACAAAGCGCTTTATAACATGTTCGTGCGTGAAGCATCAGATGAAAAAGCACTTTATAAAGCACGCACTGCAGATAACCCCTTCCTTGATCCGGGCTTTATTGAAAACCTGCGTGCTTCATATCCCGCCAACCTGATTGAAGCCTATCTGAACGGCGAATTTGTTAATCTCGCACAAGCAACTGTATTTTACGAATTCGATCGTCAAAAACATTGCACAAGTGTATTCCATCCAGAGCCCAACGAACTTATTGTCTTCGGCGCAGACTTCAATATTGGCAAGAGTCAATCTTGTTACGCCGTTGTACGTCCGGGACCAATGGGCCAAATGCTTCATATTTTCGCCGAACACACCTGTCGCACAACTTTTGATCTCGTCGAGCACATCAAACGTCAATACCCTCGTCAACTCGCCAATGGCATGATCACCTGCTACCCAGATGCCAGCGGCAGTCACGCCAGCACCAGCTCAACGGAAAGCGATCACGACATTCTGCGCGGCGCGGGCATCAAAGTCGTTGCCGAACGTCGCAACCCACCCGTTGCAGAGACTATTGCTCACGCAAACTTGCATATTCACTCGGGCACAGTGCTTGTAAATCCAACAACATGCTACGAAACCATGCAAAGTCTTGAAAACTGGGGGTATGACGAGAGCTACAAGCCAATGAAGGGCGGGAAAAATGATCTTTCGCACGCCGGAGACTCCCTTCGTTATCTCGTTTGGCAGACGATGCCACGGGCAATTGCGCAAACAAATCGTCCTCGCTGGAGATAGATAGATAGTCGTAGGGCTACACTGTCTGAAAAGACCCTAGAGCAGTGGCGATCGTTCCTAATTCTCTTGTTCCGTCCGCAGATGATCTCGTTCTGCCTTTTGAACGGCGTCATCCCGAGTACGAGCAAGCGATTGAGGGCGTTGTAGGGGTCGATTCTTACTCGATCGAGCAGTCTGAACAGATTGCACGTCTCGCCCCCATTCGATATTGCACGCTTCCTGAGTTCAGTCTCGTTGAAGCATCATCCGAATACCTGCCGCAAGACTATTTAGAAGAAAATCCGAGCTATGAAGTGCGTAAAACACGCGCTCAAAGCAGCTTTCAGAACTACTACGCACATCTACGCGACCTTGTAACGGGCACTGCACTGCGAAAGGGTGTATCTCTGCCCGAAAATATTGCTTCTCAATGGGGCAACTTCTTTGAAGATGTCGATTTAGAAGGGCATTCTCTGCTTTCCTTCGCCAAAGAAGCCTTCACTGAAGCTCTAGACGGGGGCGTGGCTGCAATTTGGGTCGAATACCCGAAATTACCAGAGAATTTGAGCGCTGCTGAGGAGAAGAGACTCAATCCTCGCCCTTATTTTGTGTTAATGCGCATGGATCAAGTGCTTGAATGCCGTTATGACGTATTCAATGCACAAATCAATGATCAAAACGTTTTCGGCGCATTCCCTACTTATCTGCGCGTCAAGTCTGAAATTCGTCGTCAGAGCGTTGACAACGAGTTTTTTGAAGAAGTCGTGCCTGCAGTGCGTGTTTATGACATTGTTTCTCTCGCCGACAACAGTGTTTCACTGCTGAGCGACACGCCTGAGTACATGACAGTGACCGAGCGCGTTCGCTGCCGTCTTTATGCAAAGATGAACACTCCGGGCGATGTAGACAAATACTCGCTTGAAGAGACAACGTATCTTTCTGTGCCATTTATTCCGTTTGTGCCCGTATTCGGGGGCAAGAAAGAAGCATTCTTCCGAGGGCGTCCCTTACTTTTTGATATTGCACGCCTCAATCTGCATCATTGGGCAGTGTCTGCTGACCTTGCAGAGTCAATCCACCTGACTTCCTCGCCAATTCTTACTGGTACGGGCGTGCGTCCCGACGATGAGATCAAGGCGGGTGCGGGCCGTGCCCTGTTCTCCCAGAACCCGGACGCCAAATTCAACCTGATGAGTGCCTCGATGGAGGGCGCTTCCGTCACCCTGGAGAACCTGAGGCGCATTGAATCGGCCATGGAGCGGCTTGCTGCCGTCGCCATGACAACCGGCAAGACGCAAGCGGAGAGCGGCTTTGCGAAGCTCCTGGACCGCTCTCAGAGCGATTCTCAGCTGGCTGTGCTTGTGCAGTCCCTTGAGGATGCCTTGAATCGAGCACTCCTTTACGCCGCCTCTTATCGCCAGTTCCCCGAGGTGCGCGTAACGATTAGCAAAAACTTCATCCCCGTCAAGTTGCATTCTCAGCAAGTCATGGCGCTCAGCTCGCTGTTCAAAGACAGCAACGCCATCACGATTGGCATGTTCCTGCGGATGCTTGAAGCGGGCGAAATGTTTGAAGGGCTGCCCGAGTTTAGTGTCAGCAACATGCTTGACGACATGGGGCTTGACGGCACTGAAACGGCCCGTGACCTTGGAATTGGTGCAGTCGGGCGCGAGGTTGCAAATCGCGGGCAAATCCCTGTTGATAACAGCTCGCCGCTCAGCGAGGGTCTTGACAGCGAAGATGTCGAAGTGACCGTACAAGCAAATGAAGCAACTGGTGCTATCATTTGACGAGTCAAGTTCTGACTTTGCGTGACGAACACCCCAGAAACCCTTGAAGAAGCCCTGGCGCAAATCGCCGAGCTGCAGAAGAAAGCCAATTCCGTAGAAAGCGAAAATGCGAAATTAAAGGCTACAAAAGAAGGTTTGATGTCTGATCTTAAAAAGAAAAAGGCAATCGACTCTTTCTTGAAAGTAGCCGGCATTGAACTGAGCGACGATATTGATGAAGAGGCAATTGCTGATCGCATTGCTTCTCTTCGCACCGTTCAGGAGCAACAGGAGCCTCAGTCTCAGTCCGCCGCCCAAGTGCCTCAGGGGCAAACCCCTGCTGACGCCATGAATGAGGCGGTCAAAGCGCAGTTTGCTTCCCTGCGCAAAGAGCTTGACGATCTGCGCAAAGCAAAAGAGCAAGTTGAGGAAGAGCGCAATCTTGAGCGTCAAAAACGCCGCGAGAGCAAGCTTGAACAGCTTGTGACCGATGAGCTTGCAAAGGCTGAGTGCCGCCGTCCGCAGCATCTCTTCAAGTTGATGAAAGAAAATTTCCGTCTGCTTGAAGATGAAAGCACTGTCGTGTATGGGACTGAGCAAGATCCCGTTGCACTGCGCGATGCTGTTATTCGTCTGCGAGACGATGAAGAGTATTCTCCGTACTTCATGGGCAGCGGCGCAACCGGTTCGGGCATGACAACTACCCGTGCCGCCACTCCGTCTTACACAAACAACCCATTCGCCTCGGGCAGTGTTAATGCAACGAAAGTTGCTGAGCTGATGCAAAAAGATCCCGACAAAGCTCGTCGCCTTATGAACGAAGCGCGTCTTGCGGGCAAGCTCGATCCCGTCATGGCACGCGCCTTCAGCTGATATAGAATCAGCAAGTGGTTGAAGCTCTCTACCTCCCGCAAGGGGGGTATTTTTTTTGACCGCTATTCTGCTAGCAGATTCCCGCGTGACATGGCGATCCCCGAGCGCGTTAAAGCAGCAATGAAAAAGAACGGGCTTACCCGTGTAAATTCTCCCAAGCGCACGCCAAATCACCCAACCAAAAAGGGTGTTGTCATGGCGAAAGAGGGCGACAAGTATAAGTTGATTCGTTTTGGCGATGCAAATATGACGACTGCGGGCAATCGAAAAGATTCCGAGTCGAAGCAGCGTCGCGAAAAATTCCGTTCTCGCCACGCGAAAAACATTGCACGCGGCAAGATGTCGGGCGCCTACTGGGCCGATAAAGTTTTATGGTGACCTGCCGCTCTCGCCATGAAAAAGAAAACTAAGACTGAAAAGAAAATCAGCAAAGTCATGCGTGAGTATGGCAAGGGCACGTTGAAATCCAGCTCGGGCCAGAAAGTGAAGAGCCGCAAGCAAGCCATTGCAATTGCAATGTCTGAAGCGGGCATGACTCGCAAACCCAAGAAAGGCGCCAAGAAATGAAAAAGAAAACTGGACCCTACGAAAACATCAGGCGAAAGCGCGAGCGTATTGCTGCAGGTAGTGGCGAGAAAATGCGTAAGCCGGGCGATCCTGGTGCGCCAACTGCTACTAATTTCCGTGCCGCCGCAAAAACCGCCAAGAAGCGCAAGTCCAAAAAGAAACGCTAGTATTTGTGAGTTAGGGGCCGTGCCCCGTGTGCGCAGAAAGTGGCCGTGCCTCATTCTGCCTGTCTTGAGAGTGTGGACATAGGCCGTGCCTGTCCGCTCGCAAACTTTTGCGGTCGAACCGCAGCCAACTCCAATCATTCTCTTTTGAGGCAAAGCCATGCTTCTCGCAGGTGTTCCGCTGATCCCCGAACTGTTCCTGGGCTATCAGCAAGAAGAAGTGCAAGACCGTAACGCTCTTGTGACTTCTGGTCTTATGACCACCAATGGTGCCATCCAAGGTGAATTCCAGAAGGGCGGCAAAACCATTGATCTGCCTTTCTTCGGTGATCTCTCGGGTGACTCTGAGATCCTGAATGACACCACCGGTCTGACCCCTCAGACCCTGGCTGGTGGCGTGCAGATCGGTGTGCGCAACATGCGCGGCAAGAGCTGGAAGTCTTCTGATCTGGCCGCCGAACTGGCTGGTTCCGATCCGATGCAGGCCATTGCCCGCAGCACCGGTCGCTACTGGGTGCGTGACATGCAGAAGACCCTGATCAATGTGATCAAGGGCCTGTTTGCAACTGGCGGCCCCCTGGTCAGCTCCCATGCTGCTGGCGGCACCGGTACTGCCCTGACCCCTGATGCTCTGATCGACGCCATCGCCAAGCTCGGTGATGCCGGTGAAGAGCTGACCGGTGTGTTCATGCACTCCCGGACCTTCTACGCCCTGATGAAGCAGGATCTGATCGTTCCTGCCTCCACCACCTCCCAGCTCGATTCCCGCCTGTCTGCCGAGCGTCTGGAGAAGGGCACCTATCTGGGTCGCCCGGTGTTCGTGGATGACACCCTGCCTGTTGATGCTGGTGCTGGCACCGGTAGCGGCTCTGGCAAAGATGTGCTCTCCACCTATTTCTTCGGCCCTGGCGCCTTCGCTTATGCGACTGCTCCTGCCAAGACTCCTCTGGAGACCGACCGCGATTCCCTGAAGGGCATCGACTTCCTGATCAACCGCACCCACTATCTGGTGCATCCGAACGGCATCAGCTGGACCGGTACTGCTGCTGGCAACTCGCCCAGCAATGCTGAACTGGCCACTGGCACCAACTGGACGAAGGTGTTCACGGACAACCGGAACATCCGCATCACCCAGCTCAAGGCTTACATCTGATCGGTGTAAGTTGTAAATGCCCCCTTCGGGGGGCTTCTTTTTTACCTAGGAGGTATTTGTCATGGGAATGGCTTCATTCCGCCTTGCAGAACAGGAGCGTCAAGAGCGTGAAGCTCAAGCCGCTGCTCCTGCAGAATGCCCTATGCCCGAACCTGCTGCTGAGGAAGCCCCTAAAGCAGCTACGGTGACTGCAAAGGCTCGGACCACTTCTAAGGGCTGAGCTGTAACGGAGCGGGTCGATGGCCTTTGTATCAACACTTGGCGCTTCTAACGCCAACTCATTTTTGAGCGTTGCTCGGGCCACGACCCTTCTCGGTGAGCTTCCTGTGAGTGCGGGCATTACAGCTTGGCTCGCGCTGACTAGCACCCAAAAAGAGCAGACTCTTGTCGCTGCTTCGATGGCAATCAATCCTCTGAAGTGGAAAGGGACTGTTGCTACGCAAGAGCAGTCATTGGCATGGCCGCGCCGCATGAAAGTTGACGGGCGCGTTTTGCCATATGATGAGCTGCCGATTGATTTTGAGATTGCTGTTGCTTACATGGCGGCATTTCTTGGTGGCGGCGGTGGATATACGGCTGTTGCAGCAAATGATGGCGGTTCATCGCTGCTTAGCACAAATCAGTATGACGAAGTTGAACTTGGCAACGGCGCACTGCGCGTGAAGTTCAAGGGTGGCGACACTCCTCAAACGGGCATGGATTATATTCCGCCCTTCTCGATGGATATTCTGAGCCGTTATGCAATCGACTCAAGTTTTAATCAGCCCTATGTAACACGCGATAGCGTCGCAAAGCTTGATCCGTACTACGGAAATTCTGCGTTCCGCCCAAATCGTATTCGTGTCGTGGGCAGTCAAATTTATCCTTCCTATGGTGGGTGGGCGAGCAACCCACTCTGATGAGCCATGGCGCTGGTCGATGACATTTTCGGTTCAATCCCGGCGCCACTGATCAATCAGTTCGGGATTAACGCCACGTATATCAAGCTTTCGCAAAATCAAACCTACAACCCAGAGACTGGCGTAGTTTCGGGCTATTCGCAAGAGATTCCCGTTAAGGTTTTTATTTATACGCCGGGTGGCGATGATCTTGTTGGCGTTAAATTTGAGCAGACGGGCGTAAAAATTCTTCTTTCGGCGCAGGAACTTGGTGGGTACTACCCGCAACATGGCGATTCAATTCGTTACGCAGAAAATGGAGTCACTAGAACTGCGATAATTATTGGAACTGAAACAAGCCGTGGCGATAATCCTATACTGCACATGGTTGTTGCGAGGTTGAGCTGATATGGCTCGTTTTAAGGGTGGCGGTCTTGAAAAAAGTATCGCATCAAAGCTCGCGGCAGATATAAATAACAGGCTTGCCGTGTCTATTCAGGAGTCTGCAGTTGCCATTACCAACGGGCTCGCAGAAGCCGGGCCAGCATGGACTGGTGAATTTGCCGCTTCTTGGGATGTTGTACCAGAAGGGCAGGCAGCTCGTCAGCCGCGCTCATCAGGCGGACAACTTTACCAGTACACAAAAAGGAACTTTCCCGCCTCACGTTTTCAAAAAGCTCTTGAAAGAGGTGTTACTCAATTTCAGGTTATAAATACATCTCCTCATGCTGCTCAAGCGATGGATGAAGTCACTGATATTTTTACTCGCCCAGACAGTGATCCTATTAAAACACCAGAACTTGGCGATTATCGACCGAGGCCAAGCTTCCGCTATGAGATTGGCGGCTCGTTCGCCGGCCTCCTGAAAGACGCTCCTGCGGCCAGAACGGCAGAGCCGGACTGGTTTTACACATATGCTAAGGGTGGTTCTTTGCAGCTGGATGTAAGGCGAGGCATTGAGCTTGGATTCAAGTCAAATTACTCCTTCTAAGCAATGAACTATCAATCAATCCGCGCAAAAATTGAAGCTCCGCTTCTCACGGCATACAATAATCAGGCGCCCGCGATTCCAGTGTATTTTGACAATATAACTTTTGTTCCTCCTGATCCGCCTAAGGAGTATGTGCGTGTTAATTTAACTTTTGGCATGATGTCGGAATGCGCCCTGACAGATGAGTTTGATTTTGCCAGGGGTGCAATTATCATTCGTTGCTTTGCGCAAAAAAGCAATGGCCCTGCTCGCTGCCAGCAGCTATTAATGATCGCTAAAAGCGTAATAGATTCAATAAATGCCACTGGCAAGACAGCAAGCTCGACCTATGTAAGAATCAAAGATATTAGCGGCCCATCTTTTACTTCCATGGAAGACAATCCACACTTTATGGGCAAAATGGAAGCCGGTTGGCAAGCAACTGTGAAGTAGTCGCTACGCTGCTGTTAGCCGGGCAGTGCCCGCACAAGCCACTACCCCCTGTTTGTCATGGCAACCGTTCTGTCCGGTATTTCCGGGGCTTTTTATTACAAGCCCGCTGGCACCAAAGCAACCTTTGGTGAAACCGATGTAAATGCAACTAACAACACACTTTTTGTTGGCACTTACATGGGTTTTCGCGTTGGCGATCCCGTTAAGTTCAGCATTGTGAATACCACGACCGGTGGAGCTGGTACTGGTACGCTTCCCGGCACGCTGAGTGATTCCACTACCTATTACGTGCTGACCTACGTTGCTAGCACGGGCCTGATGACTGTTTCCACCGCTGCTGGTGGCACCGTTGTTGATATTACTGACGACGGCACCGCAACCGGCTCTAACAAGTTCCAGGTCGCTTATGCCACTTTCGGCGCTGTTGCAGAGGTTCGCGACTGGAGTATTGAGATCTCTCGCGCTGAGATCGACGTTACCACCATTGGCCAGACCCAAGGCCAGTACGTTCCCTTCCGTTCGTACATCTCTGGCTTCGGCGATGCAAACGGCAGTGCAACGGTCTATATGACCGACGAGGATAATGCTTTTGCCAACCGCATTATTCAAGACGTGCTTCAGCGCAAGCAAGTGGGCGCCACGATGAAGCTTTACATCGACCGCGTTGAAGCTGCTGGCGTTGTTGATGACACGAAGAGCCGCTCGATCGAGACTGAGGTTACCCTGACCTCCGCCTCGTTCACCGTCAACCCGGACGATGCTCAGAGCATCGCCATCAACTTCCGTCCTTCCTCTGCCGTGTCCTTCGATCTTACTACCACCTGATCACAGGCCGCTTGATTGCCCCGCTTCGGCGGGGCTTTTCTTTTATTTGGAGCCATTGCAATGCCTACTTCTGTCACCCACGGAACACTGCCTGATGGCAGCATTCTGGAAATTGGCTCAACTGATGATGGCAGGCTTGAAGTAGATGCTGACTTTTCTGACTCTTCCGTAGATTCGTTTGGCCGTCTTCGCACGTCAACACCATTTACGTTATTCGATTCCAGTCATCGCTTTTCTGATAACGGTCACTGGGCAACTTCTGTATCCACTGGTGGATCAGCAACCTTCAATGCAAGTCAGGGACTTGTTGATCTTGCTGTTACTGCAGCCTCTGGGTCTGAGGTAATTCGTGAAACAAAGCGCGTATTTGCCTATCAACCTGGCAAATCGCTGCTGATGATGAATACGGTTGTTTTTGCTACTGCAAAGACAGGCCTTCGTCAGCGCGTTGGCTATTTCGGGACAGAAAATGGAATCTATCTTGAGCAAGATGGCGCAACTGTAAACCTTGTACTTCGCTCAAAGGTTTCCGGGTCTGTCGTAGATACCAAAGTTGCACAATCCAACTGGAATGGCGACGATAAATTAAATGGAACCGGACTGTCAAAAATCACCCTTGATTTATCCAAGGCGCAAATTTTCTGGGTTGATCTTGAATGGCTTGGCGTTGGCACTGTTCGTGCTGGCTTCGTGATTAATGGTCAATTTATTCACTGCCATTCCTTCCATCACGCCAACCTGATTTCCTCTACATATACAACTACTGCTTGCCTGCCGCTTCGTTATGAAATAACAAATACGGCTGCGACTTCGGGCGCAAGCACTATGAAGCAGATTTGCTCCACGGTGCTATCAGAGGGCGGCTACGAACTTCGCGGCATCGCCGAAAGCGCTGGCACTGCAATTGGATCCGCTTATTCCTTGGCCGTCGCTGGAACCTACTATCCAGTTATTTCTGTTCGCCTGAAATCAACTCGATTGGATTCGATCGTTGTTCCCATCGGTGGCGCTTTGATGGGCGTTGGCAACGGCCACAATTATTCGTGGCGCGTTTATGAAGCGTCAACGATTTCCGGTGGCAGCTGGCTAACTACAAGTGCAGACTCATCAGTTGAATACAATTTGTCGGGAGCGTCGTTTTCCGGCGGCAAAATTATTTCCTCTGGATATTTTTCCTCTTCAAATCAATCGACTCCGATTGCAAGTATTATCAGGCAAGCTTTATTTAGCCTTCAGCTTCAGCGGAATAGTTTTACTTCTAGTGCTGAAACTCTTACAATTGCCGTTGCGTGCGATACGGCCACAAGTACCGCATATGCAAGCCTTGACTGGGGCGAGATTACGCGTTGATTGACAGTCGGCCCATTGTGCTTTTGCTTATTGTGCATTACGCTTTGGGCTGACCATTTTTCCTTTTATGGCCAACGCACCCGCCGTTTCTGGTCCGATGAGGGCTATCGACATCCTGCGCAAAGCAGCGAATTTTGAGCCTATCAAGCAGGAGATCACGCTCAGCGATGGCACTGAGTTTGTTTTTTATGTTTCTCCGCTGAATGCCGCCGAGCGCGAAAAAGCGCAGAAGGATGGCGGCGCAGATAGCAATGGCTTTGCTATGCAGCTTCTCATTCAGAAGGCCCTCGATGAAAATGGCGAGCGGATGTTCAAGTCTGGTGACATCCCCGTTCTGAAGCGTGATGTTGAAGACGAGGATCTCCAGAAAATGATCCTTTGTGTTCTTCGCCCGCGTGGTGGAAAGGACGAAGATACTGATCTGAAAAGCGCTTGAGAAAGAGCTTGAGTTTGATAGTAGACTCATGTTTCAGCTCTCTCTTGCAGAGGAGCTAAAGATGACATTGGCTCAACTCAAAGAGTCAATGACAGACGAAGAAATGCTCCTCTGGGCTGCATATTTCCGCATCAAGAAACGTCAACACGACAAAATGATGCAAGATGCAAAAAGAGGGGCAAAACGCTAACGGTCATCAGCCGCCCACTTGGGCGGCTTTTTCTTGCCTAGCTAGACTGCCACTAAGTTCAGGTCGAACAAGTGGCTAGTTACGACGCGCAAATTAATTTAATTATTGGCGGCGTCAGGCAGCTTCGTGAACTTGAGGACCGGTTAAATGGAATACAAAATACGATCGAAGAAATAAATGATCTCGGCGCTAACGCCGTGATGGGCAGAAATATTGACATGTCTGGCTATGCCAGAGTCCTCAGAAACCTTGAAGCAATAAGAGCTTCGACGAATGCGCAGGCAGGGGAGCAGCAGAGAGCAAATGCATTGGTCAGGGATCAGCTACTTCTTTATTCTCAGTTAAACAGAGAGCAAAACCTTTATCGCCGTAGAAGCTCCGCTTTCACGGAAGAGTCTCGTGGCGTTCGAGAGACGAACCAACAAGTAATTGAACTTACTACTCAGCTCCGCACGGCCCAAAGAGCTTTTAGTCAGCTTTTTGCCGAGGGTGACATTCAGGGTGTTCGGACGATTAATGCTGAAATTGGGTCTTTGCTTGAAGAGCTGCGCGAAATAAATCGTGTTGCTACGGGCACCAAGAATGTTGGCGCAAATACTGCACAGCTTCAGTCTCAGGCCGACGCCTGGCAAATTCAGATAAATGCACTGCGTCAACGCGCAGGACTTCTCTCTGAAAACGAAGAAATTCTTGCGCGTTTATTGACCGCAGAAAGGAATCTGATTCAGCTTCGGAATGTTGACATGACATTTCGTGATGACGCAAATGTGCGCCTTGGCAGACAAGAGCTTGAAAACGCCAAGCTTTTATTAAAGGCGGAAGAAGATATAGCCACAAGAAGAGATAGGGATGCAAGAGCTTATCAGGCGCAAATAGAGCAACAAACACGTCAAATTCAACAGCAAGCGAAGGAGCTTCGCTCCGTGTTGTTTAGCGCTGGCAAATTAGCTGGCAAGGCTGGCTCTGCAGCCCTTGATGCGCTGACATTTGGAAGGGGGTCACAAATTGCCAAAGGAGCAAAAAATGCTGCAATTAGAGGGGGAATTGGACTTGGGGCACTTGGGCTTGGTGGGGCCTATACCGCCGTTGAAGGTGCGTTGGGAAATGTCGATCTTGGAATACTTCAGGGGCCAGCGACGCAAGCAGCAAACGCAGTCGGCGGCGCCATAAATAATGCCCTCGGGGGAATTCCTGAGATCGTAGGAAATCTTCTTTCTGCGCTTGGCGATATTCCCGGCGCTCTCGGTCTTGCGTCTGTTGCTGCATTAGCATTTGCGCCTGCAATGAAAACGGCCGGTGAGGCTGTTTTTGAAGCTGGGAAGAAATTCGGCTCAACTAAGTTTGGTGAAAACGTAAAACTAACACTTGAAAGGCAGACAAATTTATTTGAGTCTGTAATAAATGCAGCGTCAGAAATGAACATGACGCTTGACGCATCTAAATCTGGGCTTAATGCAGTTGGCGCCGCGATTAAATCCCTGCCGGCCCTTCCAGCTGCTGGACAGACTTCTTTCCGTGGGGAGGTTCGTCGCGGTAGAAGTGGCGCATTCATTGGCGGCGGGGCAAGGGATTTACTTTCCAACCCTGACTACTTAGTTGGCGCAGCCGGAATTATTGCTGAGCGAACTCAAGATGCTGCGGATACCTCGCTTCGTTTTGCCGAGGGTCTTGGCCAGGCTGCAGTAGAGGCAAAAACTGTTGCAGATTATTTAAGCGAGGCCGTAAAACTTCAGAAAACGTCAGAGACATCCGCTCAAAGGTTTGTTCGTCAAACGATAGAGAAAGGGCGCGCAATACTAGAAAATCAAAGAAGCGCCGATATAGCTAGAGAACGCTCCGCGCAGTTCCTCGGTGGTCAGTATTCACTCGCGCAGGTTCCTCCGCGAGGGGAGCTTCTTCCTGGGGGTCGAACCGAGACTCGTCAGCCCGATTACAGGGAAATGCTCAACCAGGCTGCTCAAGCGCGAGCAGTCATCGAGGATTCCCTTAATTCCCTGAGAAGTAGGGCAATTCAGAGTCTTGGCCTCTCCAAGGCTGTTATTGACGCGATGACAGAGGAGCAGCGCATTGCATTGGCAAACGAACAAATACAAAAAAGGTCCCTTGGCAGTGTGTCTGAGGCAGTCGCCGCCAGAAGGACATCCCTTGGTGTTATGCGGCAGGAGCAAGTTACGCTTGCTAGTATCAACGCTGAAAATGAGCGTTCTGTTGAAATAATTAGACAGCGAAATCGTGAATTGCGCGCAACTCCAGTTGCCGCAATGACGCCGCAGGAGCGAGTTGGGCAAGGCATTTTTGATCCTGCGACCCTCCGCGCAGATCGTCGTCGTCGTGTTGCCGCTGGTCGTGCGCGTCAGGAAGCAATAGGTCGTGCAACAAGCGAAGGCTTAATCGGCGGCGCCTTCCCTCTTCTGTTTGGTCAGGGTGTTGGCGCGTCGCTTGGCGGCCTTGCTGGCGGCATTGGCGGTGGCCTTGCTGGTGGCGGCCTTGGCTTTGGCTTGTCGCTAATTGGTACAGCTCTCGGCACTGCTATAGACACGCTTGGCGCAAAGGCCACGGAAGTTGGCAAGTCACTTCGCTATCCAGCCGAAGCATTTGAAAAACTGAAAGAGGCCGGACTGCTTGCAAGTCGTCAACAAGAATACTATATTGCAAAATTAATCGAATCTGGCAGAATCGTAGAGGCGAATGGCGAGATCCAGAAAGAAATAATCAAAAAAGTTGGCGTTTCTGGTGTGAAAGACCTAGCGGCTCTTGGTGACTCTTCAACGAAACTGAGCAAAGTTTGGGCCGAGTTTAATCTTCAGTTGCAGGCTGCTATTGCTGGGCCTCTTGCTGGCCTGCTTGATTGGGTGTCAAATATATTGGCGGTTGGAAATGAGGTCACAAGAGAAGCCGCCAGGCAACAGCAAATATTAGATAGCCTTTCGCCAGAAAACAAAAAAGCCTTGCTTGGTGAGCAGTCTCAAATTCAGCAAGGCATGACACTGTTTAATGAGGCGCAGAAAAATAAGCAAATTTCTGAACTCTACACTAGGTATCAGCCACTTGGCGCGGCGCCAGCTATTCAGCCTGGCGCCCTGACCCCGGAGCAAAGAGATGCTGTTGCTCAAGCGCAAGCGCAAACACGTCAGCTTCAGGCCCAAGTGGAGCTTGCGGCTAAGCGACTTTCCCTCACTGGCTTAACCTTAGAAAGGGATGGCGCTCGGTATATTCAGGCATCAAAATCAATCGCGCTACAAGAATACGAAAACAAGCTTCTTGAAATCAAGGATGGCTGGATAGGAAAAGTCTTTGACAAAGAAAAAAATATAGCAATGATTCGCGCAGCAAATCTTGAGTATGCTGCAAAACTCAAGCAAATTGAAGCAGAAGTTGCCGAAGCCGCTCGCGCAAGAGCTTCGGCCTTGTATCAAGCGGAAATACAGTATTACCAAGAGGTGGAGAAAAGACTTGATCTTGCCGCGAGAGAAGAGGAGGTTGCAAATGGTCAACAGGCTGGCATCAAAAGACAGATTGAACTATCGGAGACTCTGCGCGCCACTCGCGAACAAATACTTTTAAGAGAGGAAACATTGGCGCTTGTAGAGGCAAGAAAGAATGGAACAGAGCAACAAGTTCGCGCAACTTTCGAGCTTAGGTTTGCGAGCCTCCGAAGAGAGTTTGCGTTAAATGAAAAAATTCTTAAGCAACGAGAGGCTGAATACAGGTTTGATAGGATGATGTCAATAGAGCAGGCAAAGAATCAGGCTGCTCAACCATTTATTCAGTTCCGCCAAGATCAAGAACTAAGCATTCAATACGCGAAAACATATCACAGGCTTCTCACGGAGGGTGTCGCGCCTACCGAAGCAAAAAGAATTGCCGATTTTGAGAGAATGGTGGCTCAGCAAAAGAATTCTCTTGATCTTCAAATCTTAATTGCGACTGCAGCAGTTACGCAGGCGGAATCATACGGCGTTAGTGTTGATAAAATTGCTGAATTACGGCTTGAGCTTGAGCGCCTGAACAAGGCTAGAGAGGAGACCGATAAATACGCTCAGCAAGGCCCCGGAGAAAAACCAAAAGATATTCCTGGGGCTAAAATTCAAGAATTTATTTCCGAAGCAACGGCCCAGCTCAATGATCTTGAGTCAGTCGCCATTCGCGTATCACAAAGCATTGGCGACGCCATAGGCAACTCTCTTGCCAATGGCATTTCTGGCCTGATTGAAGGCACAACTACTGCCAAGCAAATCTTTGCCGACTTCTTAAAGAGCGTTGGCCAGATCCTTGTGCAAGAGGGCACGAAGATGATTGCAACTTACATTGCAATTGGTATTGCGAAGATGTTTGCCGGTCTTTTTACTGCTGGATCGTCAAGTGCAAGCGCGATTCCATCAAGCGGTATTCCTTCTGCTCCCACGATTAACGGATTTGACACGGGCGCTTTTGCAAACATTGCTGCGAATGGTGCTTATTTTTCTGGCGGAGCTTCATATTTCGCCAATGGTGGTGTGTTCACAAACAAGATCGTTTCCTCGCCAACTCTCTTCAAATTCGCTGATGGCGGCTCCATGAACACTGGCGTCATGGGCGAGGCCGGACCTGAGGCAATCATGCCCCTGCGTCGCGGTGCTAGCGGTCGCCTAGGTGTTGATGCCTCCGGCCTCCGCGAGGCCATGGGTAGCGCTCCTGGCGCCTCTTCTGGCAGTTCCGTCTTGAATATGACCTTTGAGACGACTTCGATCAATGGCGTGGAATACGTCAGCAGGGAGCAGCTTGAGTCTGCAATGGCTGCCACTCGACGCCAAGCAGCTTCGGACGGCGCAAAGCGTGGAATGTCGATGGCCTTAGATAAACTTCAACAGTCACCCCAAGCTCGTCGTCGGATCGGGATCTAAGTCATGTCGATACCATTCCCCGCACTTGTTCCGACCGGACGCAGAGTAAAGCTCGGCGAATACCCGACGAGGGTTTATAGGTCAATGTCGGGCGCAACTGCAAAACGCAGCTTTGGTAACAGAGCGTTCAGGTATCAGTTAACACTTGAGTTCAAAAACATACTTGATGCAACCGCCGCTTCAATTGTTACACACTACACAAGCGTTAATGCTGGTTTTACGCGCTTTACGCTTTCAACGCAACTTTTTGATGGCATGGATTCAACTTTGAGTTCACAGCTTCGCGCTCCGACTGGAATTTTATGGGAATATGCATCGCCCCCCGATGTTGAATCAGTGACGAAGGGCATTAGTACTGTTAGGGTTGAGCTTGTAGGAGAAATTGATCCATGACACTCGAAATTAGAGTTGCGCAGTTTTTCAAGCTTCTCGATAAAGCTGGAAATACTTATCGCTATCAAAATTATTTTATTAACTCAACGTCATCTATTCCGGGCGAAAGTTATAGCTTCGCGCCATTTCAAGTGCAAGGAACGATGTCAACCCTCGGGGGCGACAATGAACTGCTACAGATTTTATTTCCTAATGTTGAATTTGCGATTCGTCTCTTAGAGGCTGCCGATGGCAATAGGCTATCCAAGTTGACACTTGGAACCTACTGGCTTAGCGCATCTGGCTCTGTACTTAAGTCATACACAGAAAAATATATTGGCATTGGCTCAAGTTTTAGCGATACTACAATCGAGCTTCGCTATAGGGCCGCAACCGACGCAGCAGGCAATCAGTTTCCCGCCTTGACACTTACAAGAAATCTTGTTGGCATCCTTCCTCTTGATTCAGAAATTTCGACAAGATGAACGACCTAATTGGACTCAAAAGAGCCTGGAGTGCATTGCCGGGCGATGGCTCTGGCACGGTTGATTGCTGCGCTCTTGCAGCAGAAGTGCACAAAAGACTTGGGTATCACGATTACACGAATGAATTAATTGAGATATTCAGTAAGTACACAGACGATTCACTGCCTAAAAGCTTTATAGCAAAATGGCTGCTGAAGAATGCTGAGCGAATTGACGGCCCAGAGCCACACGCTGTAGTTTTGCTACCCGGCAATCGAGCTGGAGCACTTGGCACAGTTCTCGACGATGGAAGTGTTCTTTTTATCGCGCCGAACAGCTATGTTGTACGTGCGCCAATTCCAGAAGGGATGGGCTGGTACTTTCGGATGAGAAAATGACTCGCAAGCTTCTCCCCTACGAACACCAGCTCATTGAAGCCCTCGGTGTGTCAGAAGAAGAATATATTCAGTTCTTGTACCATCAGAAAGAGTACAAGGACATAAAAACAGGCACACAACTAGACATACGGAACGACGCTGGAGTAGTTGCTTTAGTTCTAACAATTGTAGGCACTCTACTTCAGGTCGCAGCAGCGCTGCTAGCTCCCAAACCCCAAATCCCAGACCAAAAAGGGCAAGGGCAGACCAAGGAGCAGCGCATAAATCCCCGCTACGGTTTTAACGGCGCGCAAGAACTTGCGGTCTACGGGGACGCTGTTCCCCTCGTATACACCAACACTATTCAAAACGCACAAGGAGGCGTCCGTCTAAGCACAGCTCTGTTGTGGTCGGCTGTGCTTTCATTTGGCTCCTCACAATTTATGCGTCTGATGATGCTCGTGGGCGCGGGCGCCATCGCTCAGATCGACCCGAAGCGCACTGCGATAGGGAATGTCCTCGTCACGTCGATACCTGGAAGCGTGATGTGGCAGTATTTCAATAGCAACCGCTACACCACATATGGTGATCTGATCGAGGGCGGGAATGACGATCCCACCTTAATTAACGCTGGAGCATACACAGCTAATTTCACCTGGAAGAACACCAGTGGGTTCAGCCAGGCTTACGCCCCTAGTTCAGTGAATGAAGCGACTATTACAGCTGTCATTCCTATTGGAACGGATATGTTAGCGATTGATCCCAGTGGTGATCGGCGCAGCGCAAAGACATTCACTGAATTCAAACCTCTGTCCGGTAGCGTTAATACTTACTGGCCGAGTTCATCTCAGCTCGGGCCTAGAGAAACAGTCCAGGTAGGTCAAGAGTGGGCACTTGTGATCCCAGCAGCAAACGAGAGCGCAGGGACTGATAACTATGCTGCAGACTTTGCCCAAGAGACGAGGGTTGCGCTCTCCGAGATCGTAGAAGAGGGGTCTGTGTTCAAAATAGGCAGTGCGCTTTTTAAGCTCGTTTCGTACTCATATGCAGGCAGCGAAGCAGATATTTCTATAAATCGGATGACGGCCATCTTGAAATGTACACAAGCGGGCAAGCTTCCTTATTTTCCTTACGAAATAGGCCACCACATAGGACAAGCGGACTCCACGGGCGCCTCTTCCGAGAACTTCTACACGAAATGCTTATCACGGGTTTCAATTGCAAACTACTCCTCGATCACGCGTAGCCATGCCATTGAGCTTGCTCTCCGCCTAAGTGCATACCGCCGTATTAGTGGTAGAGCCTCCGAGTACGGAACAGAAACCAACGATTTTGGGTACTCAGACAGAGACAATGGCAAGAAGATGCGTACTTCTTTGTTTGTCATTAAGTATAGATTTGCGCCTACAGCGGCCTGGGTAACGTTTCCTGTTGTGTTCGCGTTTAACGGTAGCAGCGAGCAGGTTTACTTCAGCGCACTTAGGCTCATATCTCCTACCACGCAGAACTGGGAAATACAGGTCGAACCTGTGGTTGAACTCAAAACAGAATATGATATTTGTGCCCACCAGGGTGTTTTTCTAATAACTCAAACAGAGACACACACGACATTAAGTCCTAGTGGCTCGCCGATCACGATGCACGCGTATGGGGTGTACAAGCCTGGTGTATTTGCCTATCCACCAACGGGGCGCACAGATAAGCCCACGGATACTCATTCATTTGGTTTGTTTAGCCAAGAGACATACACAGATACTCAATTCTCGTTTGAGCAAACCGCAGAAGTGACAGTAACTGCAGTTAACGAGATTCAGGATATAGCCTGGGAATCTATCAGTACTAGTCTTTACGACGGGCTTTCTACCTTTGCGCTACACGCTTTCTCGGGAAGAAACATACAACAATTACGCGATACCTCTGTATTTGTTACCCAGGGAAAGAAGTGTTGGACCGTGAGCGGGACAGGCGCTTTAAGCAAGTCCACAGTCTCCAGTAGCTATGCACCGGATATTTTCATTGACACCGTTCTTGACGCGGTTAACGGTATAGGGGCATACGCCGATAGTGACTCCATTCAGCTGACCAAGCTCGGTGAGGCTAAAACCTTTTGTGTGGCCAACAATCTCTTTATGGATGGGGTTATCGCAGATCTCGCCAATTGGCGAGAGTTCTGGTCGCAGTACGCACCGTTTAGCCTACTAGAGTTCGCACGTCTTAACGGACAGGATACCCTCATTCCTGCTGTTCCGTTTAACTCCGCAAATGGGCTTATTACAAATCAGATCACAGTATCTGCGCTGTTCAACCAAGGCAACATTATAGATGGTACTTACAAGGAAGAATTTACTGACTACATAAATAACACGCGCTACGTCAATGTCAGTGTTGTCTATCGTGATGGCTCAACATCTAGCGCTTTTCCCAAGAACTCGACAGTCAATGTGCGCCTAAGCGGGGCTCCGGCAAACGCTCCCCGAGAACGGATTGACATGTCTCAGTTTGTAACTAGAAAAGAGCAGGCAATACTTGTTGCAAAGTATTTATGCAATGTCAGATTTTACAATCAACGCTCTGTTGAATTTAGTACGTTTCCGGGTGATTCTCCTGTTTCTCCCGGCGACTACTGTTTTGTCGATGTTGGCGTTAATCGCTGGGAAGGCATTTACACGGGCAGGGTTGAGGCGGGCGGCTTCCTTAATGCGCCGATTGCTTCGATTCCGAACGGCACCTACTCCGCCATGGTGAGTCTTCCTGGCTCAACTCCAGCAACAGTTGGATCCGTTTCGGTCAGCGATAACATTGCCTCCGCGCTTTCTGCTTATACTGGCGCTTTATTTGTTCTTGGAACAACTGTTAGCACTAAAAGAGTTTTTCGTGTTGTCGAGGTCTCCATGGATGAAGAAGGGCAGGTGACAATTAAAGCCGTTGAACACCCGTGTGCTGGGTCTGGCGCAAATCTTACAAGTAAGATAGCTCAGTTCTCTTCTGGCTTTGTTGTCGAGGAATAAATCGCCAGCCCCGCTAACCTGAGGCCATTGAGCCCCCCAGTCCTGCTTTCAGATGGCTTTCTACACGGGTTGCAACGGCTCTGTCGTCTATAACTTGAAGCCGGTTGCCAAGGTTCGTGACTGGTCGCTTGAGACGACAGTTACCCTGCTTGAAACTACAACTATGGGCAGCTGTATTAATACCTACATCACCGGCAACAAGAGTGCGACCGGAAGCGCAACTCTTATGTACTATCGTCTGGAGACTGGTGAATCGACAAATTTCACTGAATTCACTGCACTGCTTTCCAATATTCACAAAATTGGTGATGTTTCAAAAACCCCAGTTCAGTTAACTCTAAAAGTTGGCACTGGAACCAATGATGACATTATCGCAAATGTCTTCATTACTTCCGCGTCAATTTCTGTTGGTACTGGCGAACTTGTAACTGTTCCCATTCAGTTCACGGTTGATGGTGATTTTCTTGCTGGTGGTGTTATTACTGCATGACATATTTTGTTGGCTATCAAGGCGGGATAAAGCTTAAGCGCTCATCCACCGGATTTTTTTCGTCTTCAATTTTACCAGATGACGTAAATACGATCCTAAATCGTATTGGCATCGAGGACGCCATAAATAATTTACTAACAGGAGACAGAATTGTTTTAACTACGGAAGATCCAAGGGGTTTGGAGTGCTTTCCAGTTGGGACATGGGACAGCTTGACGATTGAATCTGAAATTGATGCTTACATTAATATAAACGCTGCTGGCGGAGTTCGCTTATTTACGAGTTTCGAGGATGCAGTCAATAACAATAGATCTGCTGAGCTGATAGTCGCTGAATTTTCTGGCGATCCCATTCCTGTCTTGGTTCAAATCAAAGACAGCACATACAAGCTTCTTGGTGACGTTACCGGCTATACGATTAATACAGACAGGGAGGCTATAGATGTCACCAGTCTTTCCGACAAGTTTAGAAAGCAGTATAGCGCCGGTTTAATTAGTGGAAATGGTAGCATTGATTGTATTTTCAATCCTTTTTCATCTGGACTTGAAGAAGCTTCAATGCTGATGCTTCAGTTAGTGCAGCGCATTGATGTGGGAAGTGGATTCCAGTGTGCCCTATATTTGGTTAATTCAGAAAATCAAAGTGATCAGCGAAGCATTTTTTATGAATTTTCGGGCATAGTAACCAGGGCTGGCGTTACCGTTGATAACGATGTTGCGATTACATGCAGTATTGATTTTGTTTCTACTGGCGATATCAGGCTTCTTGTTGGAGAAATTCAAGGCTATGTTCTGCAAGAGAACGAAGACAAGCTGATTGTCGAGCCAACGCTTGGCTACCTGTTGAAGGAAACCATAGACTGAGGCATCGTCTTCTACTGCAGCGACGTGGCCGACTCGCGCATAACACAGCTAACCGCTCTTTCCGGTGCTGCTTTAGCTGCAAATGATGTTCTGCCTATAGCAGACATAAGTGCGAGCGAAACTAAAAAGATTACGTCGAAAGATCTCATCCAGTTTGGTCTTGGGCTAACCGATGCTGGGTCAATTGATCTCGAAAAGCTCAACCAGTCAAGTGTTACAAAAATTGGCTCTACTGCAATTGGTACTGGAGCTATTACAGCAAGCAAGTTTGCCAGCAGTTCCAGTATTGCGGTTCAAACTGGTGCACCCATTTCTGACAATTTCGAAGGACGCGGATGGTTTGATAGCGCAAACAATAAACTTAGTATCTATGAATCTGGCGCATTTTCACCACTAACGATTTCTGGCGCCAACATTGATGTTGGCAGTATTGGCGCTGATCAGATAGCCAGTGGTGTCATTACCACTGCAAAAATTTCGGCAACCGGACTGAGCACTGCTGCTTTTGCTGATCTTAGCATTACAACTGAAAAAATTGCAGTTGGTGCCGTAACCGACACAAAGCTTGCCACTGGTGCCGCAATTGCAAATATCTTAGACGGCTCAATTGACATCGCAAAGATCAATCAGTCAAGTATAACGAAGCTCGGCGCCTCTGCTATTGCGGATAGCTCAATTATTGCCTCCAAGTTTGCGGGTAATTCAAGTATTGCTGTTCAGGCTGGCCAGCCAGCAGTAGATAATTTTGAGGGTCGTGGCTGGTACAACACAACCACTTCAGTTCTCAGCATTTACAGCAGTGGCGCCTATGAGACACTCGCTCTTGGGGGCGAAAGCATCGCAGATGGTTCCATCACCAATGCAAAGATTGCTGACGACACAATTACAACTGCGAAAATAGTATCAACAGGGCTGACGACGAGTGCCTACGCAGATGGAAGCGTAAGCACCTCAAAGATAGCTTCGCAGGCCATAACCTCTGGCTTGTTGTCGGACTCGGCAGTCACTGAAGCCAAACTTGGTGCTGGCGCAGTGACGACTACAAAAATTGCAGACGCAAGTGTAACATTCTCCAAGCTTCAAAGCATTTCGCCCAATGTTCTGCTCGGGCGGGGAACAGGTGGCGCCGGCAACGTCGAAGAAGTCGCTTGTACTGCGTTTGGTCGTTCAATCCTTGACGATGTTGACGCAGCAACCGTGCGCAGCACACTCGGGCTCGGCACGCTCGCGACGCAGAACGGCACAGTCTCCGGCACGAATACCGGAGACCAGACTATTCAGCTCACAGGCGACGTTACAGGAAGCGGCACGGGCAGCTTTGCGACCACAATTAGCTCACTTGCCGTTACCTCGGGCAAGCTTGCCGATAGCGCTGTTATCACTACAAAGCTAAGTGATAACGCTGTTACTAACGACAAAATCGCCAGTGGCACAATAACAGGGTCACGCCTCGCAAATCACTCCGCCTGCAAAGTAGAGGCAAACGCTCCCGTAGGTAGTGGTGATTTCGTAGGTCAGAGCTGGTTCAACTTAAACACAGGCATCGAATACACCTGGAGCGGAACTAACTGGATCAGGCAGGCCGCAATAGGGTCTCTAAGTTTCTCTGATGCGTCCCCTCTCAGCTTTGCTGTTTCTTACCCTGATACCTATAGCGCAACGATCACTACAAGCCTAGACGTACAAGGCGCGAATACTGTCTGGGCCGGACCTACAACCGGCGCGGACGCATCCCCATCATTCAGGGCACTAACGCCTGCTGATTTACCTGAAGCCAGCGCCACAACAAAAGGTATTATCGTGCCTGGTACAGGGCTTTCTGTTGCTTCGGGCACGTTAAACCACAGCAACTCAGTAACGGCAGGCACTTATACCAAAGTTGGTGTTGACGCACAGGGGCACGTCACAGTTGGTAGCGCACTTGCTAGTAGCGACATCCCCGAGCTTGACGCTTCCAAAATTACCTCAGGCGCTTTCTCCACAGCGAGGCTAGACGACGACGCCGTAACAGCCGCCAAGCTCGCTAACTATTCGATTGCAAAAATCACAGACACCCTCCCGAGTTCGGTAGTCGCAGACTTTACCTCTCAGCTCTTGCTCAACACGCTTGAGCGTACATTCTATATGTACGACGGGAACGTATGGCAGCCAATTGGTATTTCTGCGGGTGCAATTACATTTGCGGGGACTTACGACGCTAGCACCAACACCGTCGCTTCAGTAACAGCCGAGGGCTCAGCTATCGGGCTGACCGTCGGCAACGCGCTTCCAAACTCCTCGACTGCCAACAAGAGCTACTACGTTGTTGTCTCTGAGCTGGGCACGGGCACAGCCCCTGCGCCGACCGTTGCGCTTGCCCCTCCTGACATCCTGCTGAGCACGGGCACCGCTTGGGTTGAAATTGATGTTTCGAGTACGTACACAGCGCAAAGTGCATCTAACGTTGCCTTTAGCCCCGCTGGTCAAATATCTTCCACAACAGTGCAGGCGGCGGTCGAAGAAGTTAGTAGTGAATGCCGAAACGCCGCCAACATTACAAGTGGGACACTTTCAGTTGCCCGTGGCGGCACAGGCTTAACAAGCTACACAAAAGGCGATCTACTCGCTGCCACAGCCTCAACACTGACGGCGCTCACCGTTGGCACCAATGGACAGGTTCTCGTAGCCGACAGTACTACTGCCACAGGTCTCAAGTGGTCTTCAGCCGCGACAGGCACAGTTACTAGCGTCACAGCATCAGCACCTCTTTCTGTAAGCAATGGCACTTCGACACCTGCGATCTCAATTAGCGCAGCAAGTACATCAGCCGCAGGTGTAGTACAACTAAGTGACTCTACTAACACAACAAGCAGCACTACTGCTGCTACATCGACCGCAGTTAAGGCGGCCTACGACCTAGCAGCGCTCGCGCTACCGAGTGCGGGGGGCAGTATCACAGGAGAGCTTCGAATTGCACCGCTGGGCTCTATTGTTTTTGAAGGCAGCACTGACGATGCCTTTGAAACGTCGTTCGCGTTTTCAAACCCTACAGCAGACCGCACCGTAACTTTTAGAGATCAGAGTGGCACAGTCGCCTACACATCCGAGCTTGACGACGGGACATTCTGACTATGCTCTAGGCATAATCTCCGGCCCTTTTGGGTGTTAAGGAATGGCTCTGCAGCACTACCGCAGCTCTACTGCTAACAAGCGCCCTGTCCCCTCAAACATGGCAGACGGGCAGCTAGCTATCAACACTGCTAGCGCGTCTCCTGGTGTGTTTGTTAAGGATAGCGGCGGCAATTTAGTAAAAATAGGCCCCGTCCACGTAGGTAGTACGGCCCCAAACGCCTCCCCTGCGCCTGGAGGAGCAACCGGCAACTCGATCGGCGAGATCTGGCTCGACAACTCCGGTGGGAACTATGTCTTAAAAGTATGGGACGGCGCAGCGTGGCGCACCGAGGACAATAGCTACGTCAACGTGACCGGCGATTCGATGACCGGCAACTTGACGCTAGACGCGTCGAGCCTGGTGTTCGACACCGGCACTTTCAACACGACGGTCACAGCGGCCACGGCGACTGCGGCTCGAACTATTACCGTGCCTGACACCACCGGCACGATGGTGACCACCGGTGACACCGGAAGCGTTACCAGCACAATGCTGGCCAACGGCACGATTGTGGATGAGGACATCAGCGCCTCAGCCGAGATCGCGGTGAGCAAGCTAGCTGACGGTGCAGCGCGACAAGTGCTTCAAACCGACGCTGCGGGCACTGGTGTTGAGTGGACGGACAACCTCGACCTACCTGGAACCTTAAGCGTTACTAGTACAACCACGCTTAAGGGCGACGTTACGCTGAACGCCCAGTCGGATCTTCGCTTCGCCGACGCCGATAGCAGCAACTGGGTTGCTTTTCAGGCCCCGACTACCGTGGCGGCCAATGTCACCTGGACGCTCCCGAGCGCGGATGGCTCCGCCGATCAGGTGCTCAAGACCAACGGCTCTGGGACCCTTTCTTGGACGACGGTTACAAGCGGTGGTGGCGATGTCACCCTTGCAGGTGCAAACGCTTTCACTGGCGCCAATACCTTTACCAATACAACGGGGCAAACGTTCCGCCAAGCCGCAACACAGGATGGCATTCTCCTCCGAGGACGGGCAGGCGGCACAACTTCCAGAACAGTTGAGATTGTTCCAGCGGCATTAACGGCTTCTAGGACGTTAACAGCGCCGGACACAAGTGGCACAATCATAACAAGCAATGACAGTGGAACCGTAACTTCTGCCATGATTGCAAGTGGCACGATTGTTGACGCCGATATTTCTGGTACAGCGGCTATTGCTGACTCAAAATTAGCAACAATTACGACGGCAGGAAAAGTAAGCGGAAGCGCTATTACTTCTGGTACGATTGGCGGGACCACTATAATTAATACCAGTGGCTCAATAATCAGTGGCGCAATAAGCGTTGGCAATATAAGCAGCAGTGGCAATGTAAGTATTACCGGCTTTTTAGAAGTAACGGCAGGCACGCGCACATCACCTAATCTTAAAATTGGCGGGACAGGTGGAAGTTGGATTTATGGTGCTTCAAGCACTATAGGATTCGGTAGTTCCACCGGCCTCCTCGGTGCGTTACTTGGCTTCAGCGTAACTAACGGCTTCAAAGTTGGCTCAAATACAAATGGATCTTTCGATATAACCGCCGATGATTTTGCTGACATCGGCGAAACGAATAGCTTTTACAAGTCAGGCGCGACCGTGGCCACATTTCGTCGTAACACAAGCGACGGCACAGTTATTTCTATCAACCAAGCTGGCACAGAAGAAGGCACTATCTCCGTCTCCGGCACCACCGTCTCCTACAACGGTGCCCACCTCAGCCGCTGGTCACAGCTTCCAGGCGGCGCGGAGCGCACCGAAATCCTGCGTGGCACCGTGTTGAGCAACATTGACGAAATGTGCTCATGGGGAGAAGAAGCCAACGAGCAACTGAACCGCATGAAGGTCAGCGATGTTGTTGGCGATCCCAACGTGGCTGGCGTTTTCCAGGCGTGGGATGACGACGATGACACTTACGTTGACGACTTCTATTGCGCCATGACGGGTGACTTCATCATCCGCATCGCCGAGGGCGTCACCGTACAACGCGGCGATTTACTCATGTCTGCAGGTGACGGCACCGCTACACCCCAGGCCGACGATATTATCCGCAGCAAAACCATCGCAAAGGTGACTTCAACAAACATCACCTGCACTTACGATGATGGCAGCTACTGTGTGCCCTGCGTCCTCATGGCTTGCTGACCTTTGTCGGCAATGTTAATCTAATCCAGTGGTGTGATCACTTCAATTCCAATGCCCTGCAAAAAAAGCGAATTGGTCTCTATGGTCAATTCCTATGTTGCTGCCAAGATGTCTGGCGATAGCAATCTGATTGCTTTTTCAGCAAATGCACTTCAGGCTGTGATCGACACCCTTGAGTATTCTCCAGAAGAGACTCAGGAGGATGCAGACAAAGAGGAGGCCGCTGAGTAATGGTCGTCAAAAGCAAGGTTGGTACTGCCAGGCTTGAACACCAGCCCGGCCGCCCTAAGACCACAGCTCAGGGCCAGGGGCAGCATTCTCGGCCTCATCGCAGAGGTAAGAAGAAAATGCGTGGCCAAGGCAGCTGAATGAATGATTCCGCCCGAGAAAAATGGCTCAAGGTAAAACAAGCGCTTGAGGCATCAGGGAAAACGGATTCGCTGTATTACAAATTTGCCATTGACGCTCTTGCGAAAGGTGGCAAACGTATTAACGAATCTGAACTCGGGCGGGATCAATACAATGTGTGAAACCCGCGTCGGGCGACATGGCGGTTTCACCCGGAACCTACAACATTAATCTTCAGCGTCGCGCCGACTACTCTTTGGCGCTGCAATTCAAAGATAGTACGGGCGCTCCGATTAATTTGACATCCTGGACTGTGTATGCACAGGTCTGGGATCGAGCGCGAACTGTAAAATATGCAGACTTCACAGTGACTTACACGAGTCGCCCGAACGGTCAGGTCTCTATTGCTTTGACTGATACGCAAACGACCTCGCTACCAAATGAATGTTTTTACGACGTTTTACTAGAAAATCCCAGCAGCTTGCGTGAGTATTATCTTGAGGGAAATATTTACGTTTCTGAGGGATACACGGCATGACTTCAGTAAGTATTACAGAAAGCTATAAGACAGTCGTTGTCAGCGAAGGCGCTGGCGAGACAGTCATCGTTACAGCGCCCAGTCAGGCTGTCACTGTTTCAACTGTTGGGCTTGGCCCTCAGGGGCCGGGCGGAGATCTCGGTCTCTACGCCAATTTCATTGACACAACGGATCAGCCGCTTGTTAGCACGGCCGCGAATCAAGTCATCACGTTCAATACGACACTTGGAAGTCGTGGTATCTCCCTAGTCGATAACAGCAAAATCACTTTTGCGCTTAATGGAACCTACAAAATTCTTGCTTCGTTGCAATTGACGAATAGCGGAAATAATATTTCCGAGATCAATGTATTCTTCAAGAAAAATGGAAGTACTATTGCGGATAGCAATACACGAATTGATCTTGAGCCAAGAAAATCTGTAAGCACTCCGTATCACGGTTGCTTTACGGTTGAATTTCAGCTTGATCTTGTCGCTAATGATTATGTTCAAATCTTTTGGGCGGCAGATCACGACGGAATTTCAGTTGATACAATTCCAGCTGACACGCTTCACCCTCAAGCGCCTAGTGCAATTATCAATGTTGCACAGGTTCTATTTGCTCAGGCTGGTGTACCGACTGGCGGAAATCCTGGCGACATACTTACGAAAAGCTCGTCAACAAATTACGATACAGCCTGGACTGACTCGCCAACTGTTGACAAGATCTCGCTTGATCTGACTGCAGCTGAATCCGTTGCGCCCGGTCAAATTGCATGGAATGCCACAGAGGGAACCCTTGATCTTGGCACGCCTGGTGTTACCTATCAGCTAGGCCAAGAAATTGCTTTTCGATGCAAAAACGTTAGCGCTGACGTGATAACAGATGGCGAAGCCGTCATGTTTATGGGCGCAGATGCAACTACTGGCTACATAGAAGTTGCTCATATGATTGCAAATGGCACACTGCCTGGATATGTATTTTTTGGCGTCGCCACTGAAGTAATTCCTGTTGGTGGTCTTGGATATGTGACGACGCTCGGCAAGGTTCGCGGAATTGATACAAGCGCTTTTCCTGATGATTCTGTTCTCTGGCTTGATCCAGTCAATCCTGGCGGATTTCAACTTACGGAGCCAGTAGCACCGCATCTAAAAATTGCCGCTGCGGCAGTTGTCAAATCGCACCCTACGGACGGAGTTCTTTTCGTTCGCGCAGAAACGGGTCGAAATATTTCCGAGTGCCACGACGTTGAAGTTGGTACTGGCGCACAGGATCGCGAGTATCTGGGCTGGAGTGAGGCGATGCAGCACTGGATGCCGCTGCCAATTCCTAATGCCGCCCCAAGATCTGCAACAATTGCGGGACCAAAAACCGGTGATAATTTTACTTTATTTCGCACTGATGTTTCAACAACAATTTCATCGGTCAACGCTTTAGTAAGTGGCTTTTCTCCAAGTGTTACTTACGAAATCAGATACGCAACGAACCGTACATCGACTGGCACGCTTGCTATCACGCCAGCGACTACAGTTAACACGACAACAGGTAGCCCTGCTGTCGTTCAAAACCAACCCATTCCCGCCAACTCCTATGTTTGGCTGGTCATCACAGCGGTGTCCGGTACAGTAGGGGAACTGAACGTCACCATCGCTTTCTGACAAATGGCAACTTTTACTAAATTCAACAGCTTCGTCGAAGCGCTGGCCGAAAAAGCTCACAATCTTGGCAGCGATACTTTGACGGTTGCCCTTACTAACACGTTGCCCGTCAACACAAATACTGTTATTGCAAACATCACGCAAATTGCTTATACCAATATTCAGAACGGTACTACAACCGGTCGCAACCTGACTGGTGTTACTTCCGCGCAGGCAAGTGGTAGCTACAAGCTCGACGCCAACGATCTTGTTCTTACCGCAACTGGCACAGTGCCGGAATTTCAATGGGTTGTCCTTTATAACCAAACGGCAGCCAGTGGTGAATTGATTGGTTTTTACGATTACGGCAGCAAGGTGAATTTGCTGAACGGTGAAACCTTCACGATCACCTGGGACGCTGCTGGCATCCTCACCCTGGCCTGATAACTGAAGCGGAGGCGGGACGGTGGCTGTTGCCCATAGTGCTGCCTCCGAGTCCCACACAGGGACGACAGGCTCAGCAAACCAGGCGGCGTTCAGCTGGACGCACACGCAGACGGGCACGCCGCAAGGCGTGGTGGTTTTTGTATCAACGTATAACAGTACCGCAGATCTAATCACTAGCGTTACCTATGGCGGCGTTGCATTAACACGCCTTACAGGTGGCTTGGCGATTGATAGCGCCACCGAGCCCGGCAGGCTCGACACGTTCTTCCTCGGCAGTGGCTTAGGCACCGGCAACCAGACCATCACGGTCAACCGCACGAACAATGCGACGGTGATGTACGCGGCGGCGGCCACTGTCACCGCTGGTGCCAATACTGCTGTCCCCACCGCGACCATTGTCCTACTGGAGGGCGATGGCACGCTGACGGTTCAAAGCGTTAATGACACGTCGCCCGGCGTCAACAGCCTTCGCTACGCCGGTTGCTACTCGGGTCTGAACGCACCGCCGGCTGCTGGCACGGGCAGCACGCTGCTCAACAGCATCGACATCGGCAACTACGGTTCTGCGCTGGTGCGCGAAACCACTGCCGGCCAAGGCGCCCGCAACGTTGGCTTCAGTGGCACCTCCGATGACCGTGCAGCGGTGCATCTGGCCATCCGCGAGCTGGTGCCGCGTACGGAGACGCCGATCGTTGGCGCCTTCGCGCTGACGGGTAACGACGCCACGCTGACGGTCGCCAGTCCGAAGGTCATTGAGCCTGTCGTCGGCACTTTTGCGCTGGCCGGCAATGCTGCGGATCTACGCCACAACCCGGCTATCGAGGCTGGGGTTGGCGCCTTCACGCTGACGGGCAACCCGGCCGACGCTCGTCACAACGTACGGCTTGAGGGCAGTACTGGTGCCTTCAGCCTCATCGGCAACGACGCCACGCTCAGCAAGGCCGCTGCGCCGAAGATCCTCACCACCGAGGTCGGCACGTTTGCGCTGAACGGTGGATCACCGGCGCTGAGCGTTGGCCATCACCTTGATGCCGCCCCCGGGCTGTTCACCCTGACCGGCAACCCAGCCGGCCTGGCTGACACCGACAATCTGGCGGCCGAAACCGGCACGTTCACGCTGGCCAGCAACGGCGCCACCCTGCGCCGGAACTATGCGCTCACGGCTGAAGCGGGTGCGTTCACCGCCGCTGGCCAGCCAGCAACCCTGCGGCACAACACCCGGATCGAAGCCGCCACCGGCTCGTTCGCACTGACGGGTGGCAGCCCTGCCCTGCTGCGCGGTTACTACCTGAGCGGTGGTGCCGGGACGTTCATTGAGACCGGCCAGCCTGCCACGTTCCGCCGCACCTGGGCGATCCAGGGCGGCACCGGCAGCTTTGCACTGACCGGCAACCCGGCCGGACTGACTGAGCTGGGCGCCTATGAGATCGACGCGATTGTTGGATCGTTCTCGCTCACGGGCAATGCAGCAACTCTGGCCCGAAGCCGGAGCTTTGCTGTTGACGCGGGTTCGTTCAGCCTGGCGGGCAATCCTGTCGGACTCGCGGAAAACGATCGCCTCGAAGTTGCAACGGGAGTCTTTGCGCTTGACGGCAAGCAAGCAGCACTGCGACGGAATTATGTAATTACTGCAGATCGAGGAGAGTTTTCTCTTTCTGGTGGCTCCGCGACGCTTTCGCATAAGCAAAGTCTTTCGGTAGGATCGGGCTCTTTCAATTTAGACGGTAATAATGCAACTCTAGCAAAGCAATATCGAATTGAATGCGGTGCAGGCAGTTTTTCTCTCATTGGAAATTCTGCAACACTTCAGAAGGTTTCAGCGAGTCAACTGCTTGCGCAGACTGGATCTTTTTCGCTAACAGGGAATAACACTTCTCTGCGGATAGTTCATGTCCTAAGCGCAGAGCGTGGCTTATTTGCATTTGCCGGTCAAGCAGCGTCTTTATTACAAAACAAAAAAGTTGCCGCAGAAACTGGCAGTTTTGCCCTCACTGGAAATCCTGCAACTTTAGGGCAGTCAGCTGGAGCAACACTTAATGCAGAGGTCGGTTCTTTCACGCTTACCGGAAATCCCATCTTCTTTGAAGGCATCATAAATTTATCGCCACAAGTTGGTACTTATGTGCTGAGCGGGAAAACCGTTCAGTTTGATCATCAGCAACGCAGAAGAGTTGTCATCATTTTTTAATCCGCCCACGGCTACTCTGTTTCAGTAGCTCGATCACCGGTCCATGCCTGGCAGCGATGATGTCTCGCATGGAGACATTTACCACAAGCTCGGAAGCCTTGAGGGCAAGCTTGAAACCGTACTAATTCAACTTGGCGAAAAGCGCAGCGATCTCTCTATTCTCTTTTCTCGTATCAGAGAAATAGAAGGGCGCGTTGGTATAGGAATCGGTATCGCAATTGCTTTTAGTTTTGCAATGCCATTTTTAATTCAAGCCATGAATCCAAAAGTTCACTTTGAGCATTCGCAGCCCGCTCAAGTAAAACAATAAAACTTTGCTTGGCTTTTGTGGCTAGCATCCAAGTACAGCAGTACGCAGTCCCATGCCTGGCTCCTTTCTGATCGGGCGCACCTCGACGGGAACGACGATTCCCGTAAAGGTCAACGCCAGTGGTGAGCTTGTAACTGATATTGGAACTGCAACTCTTAATGTCACAGCCGATGGCGTTGAAATCAAGAATGACGCCGGCAACCCGATTCCCACGATCGAGGGCCTGAGCATCCCCACGCACGACTACATCAGTTGCACTTATACGGGCAGCAACTTGACTGGTGTTGTGTACAAAACAGGCGGATCCAGTGGTACAACTGTTGCAACGTTGACCCTGACCTACGACGGCAGCAACAACCTGACCTCCGTCACCAAGAGCTGAGCCATGGGATACAAGTTCAACCCACTGACTGGCAACCTTGACGAGGTTGGCTCGGGCGGCGCCCCTGGCGGCTCCACCACGCAGATCCAGTTCAATGATGGAGGCAGCTTCGGCGGTGATGCCGACCTGACCTACAACAAGACCACCAACAAGCTGACCACCGGCGGCGATGTTGAGCTGAACGACGGCGGCACTTACACCACCACGCTGCAGACCGTCACCCCAACGGCCAACCGCACCATCAGCTTCCCCGATGCAACGGGAACGGTTGGTTTAGTTGCTGGGTCTAGTGGGCAGTTCATCTACAACAATGCTGGCGCTCTCGGTGGCACAACGGGGCTGACTTGGGATTCCACGAACGGCACACGCTTTACCAATCCCTTTGGCTACGGCACTGGCGCTGGTGGCACCGTCACTCAAGCCACCAACAAGTCCACAGGCGTGACGCTGAACACTCGCTGCGGGCAGATTACGCTGAACAATGCAGTTCTGGCAGCCGACACCACTGTCTCCTTTGTTCTCACCAACAGCGCCATTGCCGCAGGTGATGTGCTGATCCTTAACCACATCAGCGGAGGCACGGCAGGCTCGTACCTGCTCAACGCTCGATCCGCAGCAGGGTCCGCAACGATTGATGTCCGCAACATCACAGCGGGCAGCCTTAGTGAAGCGATCGTAATCGCCTTCGCTGTCATCAAAGCCACTACTGCCTGAGGAGGTTAATCATGGCTCAATTCACTCTTGAGATTCCCGACGAGCTGCTGCCTGCTCTGGCAGCTGAGTTCAGCATCGTTTCTGCGGCTGGTGGCACTGATGCCACAACGGCTGAGGAATATTTCGCTGCCAGCGTGGTCGAGACCGTGCGCCAACGTGCTGAGATCTACAAGGTCGGCCCGTACTACACCGGCCCCATCCCGCCACAGTTCAACGCTGATGGCACACCGTATGTAACATTGGACGTAACAGAATGATTAACACCGACTACAACATCTGTTTTAACCGTTTTGTTTTTACTTTTGTACTTGAAGGAGGCAGTTGATTCGTGACACTTGTAATTAAACCAGGAATAAAACTTGTTTTGATTCCTGACGTTGGACCTGTTGCTTATTGGGCTGATATGGGAGTGCAGATGTTTGACTGGGAATCGCTAGCCTATATTGGATGGTGGGGTAATTAACTGATCATGGCAGCACCTAATCTCAAGTCACCAATAACAATCACTGGCATCACCGTTGGCTATGCCGTGACTACCAGCCTGGCAGCCGCTCTCAGCAACAGTGCTGCCAGTGGCAAAGTGCTTAAGATCAACAGCGTCTACTGCGCCAACGTGGATGGCGCTGCTGCCGCTGACATCAGCCTGACCTACTACAACGGCACCACAGACTTCTACCTCGCCAAAACCATCGCGGTGCCGGCCGATGCAACGCAGGTATTGGTAACCCGCGAGGCGTATATCTACCTCGAAGAGGGCGACAGCCTACGCGCTCAGGCAAGCGCCACCAGCGACCTGGAACTGGTCATCAGCTATGAGGAGATCAGCTGATGGCCGGGTTGATCGGCGCAGTACGCACATCTCAGCGTGGCGCAGCAGTAGGAATGTGGACGCTAAGCGAGCAGCTTGAGTATCAACGCTTAGGCACTTGGATTGGTGACGCTGATTACGACAGCGTTAGCCTGCTGCTCCACATGGACGGCAGCAATGGCGGCACAACGTTTACCGACAGTAGCAAGAACGCAATTTCCGTCACCGCCAACGGCAACGCGCAGATCTCAACTGCCCAGAGCAAGTTTGGCGGCGCCAGTGCGCTGTTTGATGGCACAACAGATTATTTAACTGTTGCTTCTTCTGCGTCTTTTGCGCTGTTTGCTGGTAATTTTACGGTTGAATTCTGGGTACGGTTAAACGGAACAACAAATAACCAAGCAGTTGTACAGTTGTCATCTAGCGGCACAGAGAGAGCAAATATCTCTATCGTTTCAAATTTGATCGTCCTCTATACCGAAACCGGAGGTAATAACGCAACGCGAATTTCAGGCACTGCACCCAGCACAGGCACTTGGCATCACGTAGCTTGGACAAGAGATGGAACGACAAGTCGCCTGTTTCTGAATGGCACATCAGTGGGCACGGCAAGCTCCGCGCCATATCCATCTGGCAATATGGCCGTTTCAATAGGCGCAAATGACCGCACCAGCGGCGGCACCTGCGTAGACGGCTATATCGACGAACTCCGCATCACCAAAGGCGTCGCCCGCTACACCGCCAATTTTACGGCGCCAAGCAACCCATTCCCTAACTCCTAGACTTCAACTAATGTTCCCCTCCTACTAAAAATAAGTTGAACTATCCTAGTCAACGCGTTTGGAGCGGCTATCCCATGACGCACCCACTATCCACTGCCACTACTCGCCTGGAGGTGCGGTCATGAGCTGGGTTATTACACCGTCCAACCTGCTCGTCGATGACCAAGACGCCTTGACTTACCTGACAGCCGTTGAGGCTGCTGATGGTCAGGCATTGGAGTCTGGTGTGCGGTTGGCCGTCAACGCCTTCGTGAAGGGCTGCAAGGCTGATGGTATCTGGCCTGCGATTAAGGCGAGCTGCATCCTTGCGGGCGCCCGGACGCTGAATGGAGCACTTGTGCCGCTAGTAGGTACTGCACCAACAAACTTCAACTTTGTGAGCGGTGACTACAACCGGGAGACGGGGCTAGCTGGTAACGCCAGCACAAAATACCTTGGCAGCAACCGGAACAGCGATTCCGACCCGCAAGACAACTGCCACTTAGCTGTGTATGCCAGCACCGGCGGAACAGCTGCCACGGTTTACATCGGTGGTTCGGTGAACTTCGGCAAAAGAATCGCGGCAGACAGCGCCCGACTTAACTCCGGGACTAATAACTACGCCATCTCACCCACAGCCCCTACGCTGGTAGCCGCTAGCCGAAGCACAAGCGTCTCATACTCTGTACGCTATAACGCCCAAAACTTCACGGCAACCAATGCCTCCGTTTCGTCGGGCACGGCAGCGATGGCTGTATTTGCCACAAACAACAACGGGTCTATTACGGGGCTCACAGACGCCCGCCTTGCCCTCTACTCCATCGGTGAATCCCTAGATCTAGCCAAGCTGGACACCCGCGTGACCACGCTGATCAACGCCATCGCGGCGGCTATACCCTGAGCCCCACTAGTGTCCCCGTCTAGCGCCGCTGCGGCTTAGATCAACGCACTACGCGGCCGGCAAGCAAAATATCGTCAGAATGATAGGTAGCCAACAGGATTCACATGCCCACCTGGCTTTGGCGATCAATCGTAGGAATATCTGCATCAATAGCACTGGTTTCCGTGATGCAATGGGCATCGTGCAGATTTTTTGTATTGCCCAGAATTTGGCCATGGTATGCGCAATACATAGGAACAAAAGAGGGCACAAAAATAGATTTGACACCAATTGGCTGCAATGATGTTGATGCAAGAACAATGGCGGCGATGATGGCAGTGCTCACAACCTTGATTAGCCTGAGCAGGAAAGCGGACTGATCATGCGCCCGATTTTTCTTTACCTCGCCAAATTCTTTCTTCGCCTCGCAGTAGACAAAGCCCTAGAAAAAACACTGCCGAAGATCTACGACCAACTTGACAAGGATCTGCCCCAGCTCCTCTACAACAACGCGCCAAAAGAAATTGTGGCCTTTGAAATCTCAAAGGTCATTGCGCAAAATGTAAAAACTGCTAAGTACAAGCCGATTGTCGATATTGTTACGATGCTGTATGACCCCGCTCAAGCGAGTCGGAGCAAGTAAAAATGAGTGACTTCCTGACTGCTGCTCGCTGGACCGACAAAAAGCATCCAGAGCCTCATCAGATCGCCGCCTGGAACTTTGCCTGGGGCATCCTGAATAAAGAGCAGCAGCAGGAATTCCTTGAAATTTTCCGTTCCGCCCCTGCCGTTTCTCAGCCTCTCAATTTCGAGAACTCTTGGGATGGCGTAGTTGCTGCAGCAAAGAATTCAGGCGCAAAGTTTCCCGAATGCGTTGCTGCGCAATGGGCGCTAGAGAGCGGCTGGGGCAAACATACAAGCGGCAAAAACAACTATTTTGGTATCAAGGGGCCGGGCTCTAGTGTTAAAACGCAAGAAGTCGTCAATGGGAAAACAATCACAATTACAGACGAGTTTCTTGATTTCAGAAGCTTAGGCGAATGTGTCGAATACCTAGTTGATCGTTGGTATCGCGACTGGAAAGAATACAAGGGCGTCAATAACACAAATTCGCGAGAGGAGTGCGCTCGCTCACTTGTAAAGCAAGGCTATGCAACTGATCCTGCATACGCAGAAAAGCTGATCAAGATCATGAGCGAAAAAGCTCCAGCAGTTAAGCCGGCAATGGCGCAAGCAAAAAATCCATTTCTTTATCTCACTCGCACGCACAAAACAAATGCCAATGGCCTTGAGCTGTTGAAGCTGCAGTATTTCAAAGAGGGGCGCTCGATCGACTCGATCAACGTCGTCTCCGGGGCGCCGGGCGCACAGCAGTTCAGGGTTGGCTCCCGCAGTCGCTCGGGCAGCCTTGAGCCCCTCCCAGAGGGCCGGTGGGGCGTTGAGGATGTGCAGTGGCAAGCCGGGAAGGACAACTACTCCGGCAACTGGGGGCCGGGCCTGGGGCCTGTCAGCACGCCTCTGCGGTATCTGGGGCCTGGGACCACGGAGCGCAGCGCGATCGAGATTCACATTGATTCCAACGCCCGCACGTCTCCTGGCACGGCTGGCTGCATTGGAATTGCGAATGAAGCGGACTATCGCAAGTTCGTTGGGTGGTTGCGTGATACAGATCCACGCGATCTTTTTGTTGATTACTCTCTCGGTACTTGTCCTACGCCGAAGTAGTCAGAGGTTGAGTTTGTTTTTAACTGAAAGAAGCAGGGCGCACTTTTGTATGCCCTTTCTTTCCAGTGCCTGCAATTTCCCCTTTGATAGTCCAGTCGTCTGCGACAGTTCAAGCCATGATGTTGGCTTTTCTCTGTGTCGCTCAAGAATGATATATCTTGTTTGCTCGTCAACAAATTCATCAAGTGCGTGATAAAGCGCTTCAATGTTAATCCTTTCCTCTGCATCATCAATTGTATTCGAGTTGCGCGGATCTGCGACTACATCAATGATTGCGCTTGAATCATCATTGTCAGTGCATTTTCTATCAAGACTGAAGGCGTTTCTGGGCGCATCAAGAAGTTTTCTGATGTCTTCTAAATCAATGCCAATTTCGTCTGATATTTCTTGAAGCGACGGTTCGCGCCCGAGTGATTGAGCAAGCCTTTCCCCCGCCCTCCTGATTTGATGCAGGGCGTCGTAGGTGCCGATCGGGAGCCTGATCGTTGAGTCTGTCGCCTGCATCGCCCTCTGGATTGCCTGTCTGATCCACCAGTAGGCGTAGGTGCTCATGGCATAGCCACGAGTTGGATCGAACTTCTCGACAGCTCGCGCCAAACCGATATTCCCCTCTTGAATCAAATCCATGAAATCAAGAGTTTTTGCAAGTCTTGTGTATTTACGTGCGATCGTAACCACAAGGCGAAGATTGCAGTTAATAAATTTTGCTCTCGCCCTGATTCCTATTTTTTCTATTCGCAGTTCTTCTTCAGAGTATTCAGAGCGATCTTTTTCCTGTATTGCAATCCACGCCTGTATCTGCGTCCCAAGCATGACCTCCTGCGTTTTCGTCAGCAGGGGGTAGCGCCCGATCTCATTGAGGTAAGCCTGGATCGTGTCGCTCGCCATTTTGCGCTTGGGAACCTGTAGCAGCTTGCATGTAGTGCAGTTTCCAGAGAGCCTGCCACTCTTGCGCATGATCCCACACCATGCCCAATCCGTAAACGCGCCATTTCCACTGATTTTCTTCGCATGGCGCTTGAAGCCATGGCTCGTTACGCTCAGTCATAACTACTGTGTTTCGATGTCTCATTTAACGTATCGCCCGGAGGATCAGTTTCAGGAGAGACTCAATGCAGAACGCCTTAAGGAACTGTTCACGAAGCATGATCATCAGGGTTTACTTGACTTTGCGTTACTGTTAAACCATCAAGCGTCTTTCAATAACAGCAGGGCGTACTGGGCAATTTGCGAAGCAGCAAAGAATATGAGCGAAGAATTCAGCCTTGACAAGTACATGTCAATGGCGTCTGATGTACTAAAAGATGAAAATACCCGAGGCGGGATTTGAACCCGCGCTTGAGCGATTTTAAGTCGCTTGCCTCGTTCCGCTGGGCTACTCGGGCTTGTGATAGGTCCGCCGAGAATTGAACTCGGTTCTGCCGCTTATAAGGCGACGGCCTTAACCAATAGGCGACGGACCCATCTTCACGCAGCGATCATATCAGATTCTTCTGCTAATTTCGCTATTTGCCAAATACTTGGCATCACCGTGTCGTTCATGTTGTAATGTCCCTTCATCGCATAGCTTGTGCGCGGAGTGGCCTCCATGCGATGGAAAACAATCTGCCCGATCAACATGCCTGGGTACAAGGGAATTGCATGTACCTGACGAATGTTATGCAGTTCAAGCGTCAGGCGGCTGCCGTAGAAGCCGGGATCAATAAATGCACTCAGAGCGTGAGAATATCCTTCTCGCCCACGGCTTGATTT